TACTGGTGACAATTAGATATAAAAAAAATCGCAAATTAAACTCTTCTGCAGTTTAAATAACTAGAATTAGAATAGTAATGTCTGCTATAACAAATGAAATCGTTATTCCGGGTAAAACTGATCATTTTTTATTTAATATTCACAAATCAGTAATAGATAATAAATCTATATTATATACAATTGGCGAAGGACCGAAATATTGTTTGGAACTTGTTGTGCAAAAACCACAGTTTAATTCGGAAAATAAATCATTAATGAATAATTTTCATTTGCGAATGGCACAGTTTTCATTTATGAAGGATACATCTAAAAGAGCACATTTAGATAAGATTGAATCATTATATGAATGTATAGCTTCTGAAATGGATCCTGTTATTTTTGATAATTATAGTTTTGGCACAGAAATATTACATTTTATGATTGAATATATTAAAGAACATCATACACATATCGAAGATATGTCATTATCAGATAAAAGTCAAATTATGTGTAATAGGGAAATCAACGAAAGCATGGATTTATTAACATATTCAATTGCTTTATATGGTAAAACATGGTATGAGCGTACATTTTCCGCTTTTTTCGAGCCAAATTATAGTAATAGTAAATATAGGAATGAAGTTAAATATTTAAGAAGTACAGATTTTAAAAACAAAATATCAGCTGAAATTATTTTACATTTAATATATACATATAATCCTTTAGCCTTACAAATTATAAAAAAAGAAGATATTATTAAAGAATTTAATTCAACAGCAACATTACCTGAATTTATGATTGCATTGAATGCAAAATTAAAACGAAGTGAAAAATGCCGTTTTTATAAAACATGGTTAGATACTCTTGTACGTGGAGTTGTACATAATCCTGTTACTAATTGGATTATTCCAATTAAAAAATCATCAATTATTGGTGGATCAAAAAGGGGGCTTCATGTTAAAACAAGAAAGAATAAAACTTCAAAGTTTTAAAACTTAATATTTAGAAGGGAAGAAGTGCTAAGGAAGGAGATATTCTGCATGCAATTGCTTAGACTTCACGAACTCTAAAATAGTCGCCATTCTCATATGCGACTTTTAATGAATCATAGATTTTATCACGCTCTTCGACGAAGGTCTTGATAATATCTTTATGACTACTGCTCAAACATAGATTGAGATCCAGCCACATCTTTTTATTGTCATCGCTTACAGGCCATATGTTGACAATGTAGTCGGCACATTGTTCTACAATTGTCTTAGGCCAAGTCACGATACCTTCCTTATAGGTGACTCGTGTTTTCAGTTGTGATTTCGTTGCAGCGATATCGAGTGGTAAATGAGTTAGAATAGTGGGTACATCGTTATATGCAATTCGGGGATTGTCACCCAACACTCCAGGTGCAATGTTACCTACAATACCAGCTTCCACATAGAAGGCGTCCACATCACTAAATGTTGATGCGGCGGCGGTCTTATTGGTGGCTTGTGATCTGCCAGCTCCGTGACCAGAATAAATAATATCAGGACTTTTATGAACTGGAAGGTAATTAGCGTGAACTTTTGAGACGGCATCCTGAATCCGTTGTTCATACCATGGACATTTAGGATCAGCCAATGTCCATACATAGCAGCCATCACCAGCACGTAGAGCTACAATACTTGCGGACCCACGTTTTGTCATAGCAATAGCACCTTTAGAAAGTACAAATAATACTTGTTTTGCCTCATCATTTACATAGGCTTTGAGACCGTTATGTGTCAAGCCTGACATAAGTGATAGTACTGCTGCTTCATCGCTCACTTGATCAATAGCAGGTGCAAAGATGAAACTTCGACGCATGGCCGAATGCAGAATTGAAGCATCAGTTGCGAAATGTAGTGCATCGGCGACAGCGAGAGCACATAGAATTCGATTTAACTTCGCAAATTTATTGAGGGCATCATAGATGCGAGCATAGAATACTGCGAGTTCCCCTGTGGCAATTTCGAGACCATCTGTAAGTAGCCGACATGCGCCGGCCACGGCTTCATAGACCTTGGAACCAAGGCCTCTTGATCCGCTATGAACAACGAACCAATAATAACCTTGTTCGTCTGTGCATAGTTCCAGGAAATGGTTGCCGCTCGAGCCGAGGCTCTGTGCATAGCGACCAATATATTGTAGGGTTTGTGATTGTTGTTCCGTTAGACCTGTCTCTACAGGAACAGAGCAATTAGGAATTTCAAGACCAACATGATTGAGGATATCATGCATTTCATCCAGCCATTGCCCAAGTTCATCTGCACCATAAAAGGCCATAGCTTTGCTAATATTTTGACTGAGAGTTGCACCATCTTCGGCTGCCTTGCCTCGTTTAAGGCTACGTCTAATAGTGGCCAACACATAGGAATGGAAGGCCATAGGATTTTTTATTGCGCTCTCATTCAAATGCTCTCCTTCAGAGTTGAGAGCAGGCACCATTGAAAGACCGCATCCGATATCACCTGATACTAGATTAATAGGAATTGATTCATAACCGAATGTCATAATCATGCCGACGTATACATTACCTGCACCATGGGCATCAGCCTGAAGGCTGACAGTGGAATTAGGAGGAGCGAAGCGAGCTGCCAGGCAGGCGCAAGCATGTACATCCTTTTCCGTGAGCAATACTTTGAATTCAAGATGCCATACATTTGTATTATATGTGACTGTGTATTTATTTATTTCATCGGCTACAGGATGGACAGTTAGATCGGCAAGTTCAAAAGAGGAAATCTCTTTCGGCACCGATACTCCGTCAAAAGGTGTGGATCGTTTATGGATAGGCCGTCTTTCGGGCAATTCTTTTACAAACGCCAATAGTGGATAACCGAGTGTTTCCAACAGTTTTAAAGCAGGTGGGAGACTCATTCTTTGATGATCTCTAATTGTCTTAGCTGCACAATCAAATTTTTCATAAAGACCTATAATAGAATGTCAACTTCAGCTAACGCCTCAATCAATCAAGATACCTCTGTCATAGTCGACGCAAATTCAGTTTCAATCTCATATGAAAATACAATGACGGCATCAGTTAGCGCCTCTATCGGCAACGAATATGCATCTGTTGGTACCTCTGCTAGTGTGAAAACCGGTACAGAGGCTTCGATCTCTGCAGGTCTCGATGGGAACAATGTTTTTGTCAATGCTTCATATTCCGATACGACCGAAGCACATGTAGGTATTCAAGGAGAGGTAGGCTATGAAGGTGTTGGGGCCTCTGTCGTGGCCGATGCTTATGCGAAGTCTGGTACTGAAGCGGAAGCACACATGATGGCAGGTGAAAAAGGGGTAGATGTTGGTGCATCGGCATCGATCGGTAATGCGGTCGGTGTTGATGCAACAGGTACTGTAGGTTTGAGGGAAGCCAGTGCTACGGCTGGCGCTGGAGTCAGCGTGGGAGAACATTTAGAAGCAGGTGGATCTGCGACTGCGACCTTCGATGATGGAAAAGCGACTGTTGGTATTACAGGTGATGTTGCTGCTATCATTGGAATTGAAGCCGATGTTAGTGTGACTGTAGATACTAGGCAAATAACGAAAGATGTTGCCGTTGTTGCCGTGGCAGGAGAAAAGGCATCTAATGCAATCGTTGATACGGGTAAGAAGGCTGGCAATACAATCGTTGATACAGGTAAGAAGGCTGGGAAGGCGATTAAGAAGGCATTTCGGTTTTAATTTGAATGCAATAAATAAAATGACCTAACATTTCGGAGTGTAATAATAGTAATTCCTATTGTAGCAAGTTCATCAGGCGGCATTCAGGTTATTCCGCTTGCAGGAAGTTTATTATTTAATGGAAGTGACGATACTTATCTCAAAATAGAATCAGGTGTAGCTGCAAGTATCAGATACATTATTTCATAATTAACAAAAAATATTTTAGACACAATTATTTATTAATAATAAGATTCCGAATTTCGGACAACTTACTATTAATATCGATGAGGCCCTTAATTTCTGCTACATCTTTCTGAAGTGCATTCAGCATAGTTTTAATGTCCTGTAGATCACTTGTAGGGCGATCTCTCTTCGGTTTAGGATCAGATGCTTTGATTTCAGCATACAATGGGCTCTTTTGATAATCTTCATAACCGAATACTTTTGTTGGCTCTGTGATTAGACCGAGGGTTTTCATCTTATAAGCGCATGAACCAGGGGTTCGTTTCAAATAATCGGCGATTTCCATGATATTTCTATTTGCCACTTTGCTTTGATCAAGATATTTTTCTTCGTCTGACGTCCAGTTATCCTTCGCTTTTACGTAATAGGCGAGTGTATTCATTTCTGCTTTATTGACTATTAGGAATGCCACATTTTTCAATTTTAAGATGGCTTCTTTGGATTATCGAGTCAAGTCGCCCCTACGTTTTAATAGGAGTTGGTCTAAATATTTAAAATAAAAATTGAAAATAAAAAGTCTAGCTGTAAGAATAAAACCAAAATGCCAACTATTAAAGTGAAAGCGTTTGATCGTACTATTAATCCTGGTGGCGGTGTTCCTCGAACAGTTAAGGTGAAGTCATTTGATCGTAAAATCAAATCGCCTGAGAAGCCTAAGTAATATTTAGGGATCTTCGCCCACGCTTTGCGTGGGCTCAGAACGCAGGCTTGTCTGCTTTCTTCGATACACATTTTTTTTGCATTCTCCTTTGCCCTCTTTTCTTCTAATTCCAGGGTGCAGGGTTTCCTCCAACTTTCCTATATTTAACCGAGGGACTTTTGCGAAAACCTTTTAGCCTAAAAACATAAATGTTTCTTTGTAGATGCCGCCAGCAAAAATACAATTAATATATTTACCAAAACAATATGGTGGTCGTATTAATGCTCATACATTTAGGGCTATATGTACGGCTAAACCACACGGCGATACAAGTGGCTGGTTAATAGCCAAGAAAAGATTAGAAACGGAAGGAGACCACAGAAATGATATGATTACAAGTATCATTAAGGCTTATATGGGGGAAGTCCCTGTAATAGTTAAAATACAGGAACCAGGAAGGGCATACGAAAAGGAAACAAAAGTTATGCGACTATTAAGCGAAAATAATATACCAAATACAATTCAACATATATGTGATTTTACATGTAAAGATGATATTATTAAATGGAAGGAACCATTCACTGTACCGAAGCCTTTTTGCAGAGGTGATGGAATAGATGATATTCATATAATTGTTATGGAATATATTCAACACAATCTTCGTGATGAATTGCAAAAACGTATATTACCCCAGCCTGTTATTAAAAATATTATTAAACAATTGATGTTTTTAGTTTTACAATTATGGTATCAATTCAAAATGACTCATGGCGATTTATATGATGGAAATTTTTTACTGGATATAGGGGAACCAAAAATAAACACATATACTATTGGGACGCATATAAAACATATTAATACTCTCGGATATGAACCTATTTTAATAGATTTTCAAATGGCTGGCATATCAATATATAAAAATAATAAGTATACATTTGATGAAGTTATACTTGCTCAACCATTGCGAATCATGTCCTTATTTGGACGTTATTTATCCGATTATAATAATATAAATAATAAATTACAAGCAGTAAAAACCTTGGAACAATTACTAGATGTGATTGATACTTTATTATAATTTACTTTCTATTCCGCAGCTTTCCTATATTTAGCCGAGGGACTTTTTGCGGAAAACATGTCCTCATTTATTCTTCCATTTCCAAATACTTTCACGACACATAGGACATTTTAAAGGATAATTACTCTCTACCTCTGACATGGATTTCAAACATTCAATGCATACTTTATGTTTACCACAACTAATTTGAATCATATCTTTATTTTCCATACAAATGGGACAATCATCTTTTGTATTGAGAAACATTATTTTTCCAAACATAATAGCGCAGTCCACGCACATTCCATTATGACAATCAAGAATTTGCTGTGGGCGTTTTTGACCACATAATCTAAAATTATGACATTCAATTAATTTACAATTATGAGGACATTCTGTCTGACAATACTGTTGATAACAGTCTGCTCCACCAATTAAACGTGTATGTGAACGATGCCCACATGTACAGATTTCTGAAAGTATATCGCTTTCTTCACTTTCAAAACAACTACATACACATTGTTGCAGACATTCTCCTCTCCCAGTACAAGACGGCATTATATTTTTAAAATATTTATTATATTTTATGCTCAATTTTTGCAGGGTGCAGGAGGGTGCAGGTTTTCCGCCAACTTTCCTATATTCTAATTTCCCTGAGGGACTTTTGCGGAAACCCTGCACCCTCCTGCACCCTTCTACATTTTATTCTCTTCTTCTCAATCCAAAATAATATCTTATACCTTTTAATGTTTTTTCTAATATATTACATTTAACTAGATCTTCAGTAAAAACTTTATGACTTTTGTTAACTCCTGATTCACCAAGGAATGTATTATACAGTTCTGTTTTCTGTACAATATCTTCTCGATGGCCTGTTATTTCATAATGTTCTCTTAGCCAAGCACCAACAGGGTTATTCTCCAACATGTAGGCATCGGTAAATTGCTGAACCTCTGGTGGCATTTCAAGTTTCTTATCTTTCATTGATTTGGAGGCATCAATTAAAAGTCCAAGAAGCCCATATCTCCAAACAGGATCTGTTTTTATTTTATCCTTTAATGTATCATCACGACATCTTTCATTATCATTACGAGGAGCATGTACAAACCGTGTAGGAAAATGAACACATCTCATACGTCGTTCAATACCTTGATCATACTTCGATAATTTAGGCATATCATTAGTCATAATAAATATTTTGAATTGAGGGACATATTTGACAACGGTCTTTCCATACATGCCACGACAGGAAATTTCATCATTACCTGTTATTATCTTCAAGAATGCGACCATTAATTTATCTTTTTCTTCAGGTTCAGAAGCGACTAACATACGTGTATAACGAGCTGCTACAAGATCAGGAAGAGGTTTATCTTTACCTTCATCATCCTTCGTGAAGTACGAAATAGGAATAGTTCTGAAGTAATTACCCAGAACAACTTTACACAAGTCCATCAAGAAACTCTTACCGTTTGATCCAACTCCAGTTAGTGCATGGAAGGTCTCTGAACGATTATAGCCTTCCAAACAAGTTGCCAATGCAGCAAGCATATAGTCTAACACAGGACGTGAAGGAAATATTGCACTTAAGAAGTCTTCAACGAATTGTTTTTCTTCTGCTTTCGCCTCTCTATATTCATAATCACAAGTAACGGAAATATAATCTGTCGGTTCAATCGCCCTGAATTCTCCTGTGGTCATGTCTAGAACTCCATTAGTAAATGCAAATAATTCACGTCGTTCATTAAAAAGTTTATCAATTTCCATATTCAAATATTTACCAGGCAAGAACGATAACACGCCCTTAATAAAAGAACTTGTACTGATCTTCTTAATAGCCTCTCCTATCTGTCGTGTTTTTGTAGCCTGATTAGGGTCCTTTGATGTATTTATTTTCTGAAGAAGCTTAGAAAGAAGATTATTACATTCAATTCGAATTGAATTATAAATATCAGGTATAGATATTATATCATTAGAACCAGTGGATATCCATGTATTATTTTCTTGAAGAATATACCAACCTTCATTTGGATTAAATAAATAACGATTAGGGTTGAGTTCATAGAATAAATCCGCAATACCAGCGTTTGTTGGTTCAAAAAGTACTTCAAGAACTTGATCATTAGCAGATTTAATGCTTATGAAGAGTGGATAATTGTCTTCTTTTAGCCAGTGATATATAGTAGCGATTGTAACTTTATTTTGATCACGACTATTAAAAGACTTCCACTTCTGTTGGCAAATACCTGCTTCATACTTCGAAGAACGACGAGACCAAGTATCCCATACTTCCAAAGGATAGCCTTCATTCTTCAGGGCCATACCAATCTTCAACCAATTATCATAATTATCTGCACGAGTAGGAGCTAGACCATTTAGAACAGTCATGGTTTCATCAGGATCATGTGCAGATTCTGAAATAGAATCAGTAGTATCTTGTGGAATAACAAAACTAAATGTTGATTCTTGTGGTCTCGTCTCAATTACTGGTGAAGTCATTGCACTATAAGACAAATGTTCAAGGATTTCTGATGGAATTTCTGTCACTTTTGATAGATTACCTTTAATCCAAGTATACCGTTTATTAGTTCCATCAGTTCCAATATAATTGGTTGGTGCACAATAACAAATACCACCATTAGCCCGAATATCAAAACCCTTTATTTGTTCATTGTCCCAATAAGCATCAGTTGTATTGGTGAAGTGTGAAGTCCGTTCATGTGTCTTGAACCAATAATGAAAACCACCAGGTGTTTGTTCTACTGCCTCACAATTAGAATGTAGGAAGTCAATAATTGTTTGAGGAGGACTATGTTTCTTATCAATATCAAGAACAATATATTTGTTACCAGTTATGATGGCAAATCCATTATGTTTTTGATTCAAATAATTGATGAAATTAGCGGATGTAATCTCTTTCCATTTAGTATCACCAGGTTTTTTAGTATAATCCATGGAAAAAGTGAAACAGGGTACAGTATTGTTAATGCAAAACTGTATGGTGTTGAATGTTTGGGTGGATGCAGCAGACATCTTTCTGTCTATGCTGAATATTTTATTGCTAAAATTCTTACGCCGGAGATTTCCTCTTTTCCAAAATTTCCATAGCGATTTTTTGAAGTTCCTGATCTCTAAGTTTTTTATTTTCTTCTTTCATTTTCTTTTGAGCGAGTTTCTTAGCTTCTTTCTCAGATTCTTTAGCAGCTTTTTTTGCTTCCTTTTCTTCTCTTTTACGTATTACTTCAGGATCATTATTATATTTTTCCCTTTGTTTAGCCTTTCTTTCTTCTGCATGTAAATAATAATAAATTGTATGACGATCTACTTCAGCGTCGCTGTTAACAGCTACACCCTGAATAGTATTATCCTCTATAGCACTCATTACTTTAACAATAGAAAAAAGTTTTTAAGCAATTCACATCACCGTCTCAATAACATCAAAAATTGATAATTCGACATCCCTTTTAATACAATTAAATATGTCAAAACGATATTTTATTTACTGTATGACGTCTCAGCAATGGGCTTCAAATAATCTTCGAAAAATCGGTTGTACAATAAATCCAATTAAGAGACTACAATCAGGTAATACGTGTATTCCACCGATTGAAGGTCAAAGAAACTTCTATGAATGTTTATGGGAAATGAATGTGACTTCTGAAGGTGAATTACACGCTATTGAAAAACTCATTCATTGTCATTTTCAGCAGAAGCGATTAGACAATTATGCAGAATGGTTTGAGATTTCTCTTGAAGAAATTAATGATTATATTTCTACGTTGAAAATGTTGAAGAAAACATTTAGGAAGTTGGAAGATATTGGTCAGATATTTAGTGAACCGTCTTCACCTTCGCCTCCTGATGAGATAACACCTTTAATGAAGGAACTAAACGAAGAGGCGACGAAGGAATTATTCTTCCAAACCTTCCTTCCTAAAGGAGCTAGTCCACGTAAGATTCAATTAGAATTGTGGACAACTTTTAAGAAAATTGTGGTCGATGGAAATCCTTATCGTGGAATTATTCAATGGGCAACAGGCACAGGGAAAACAGTCGCAATGATGATGTTATTCCTAATTGTTGCGACTTCAGTGAAGGGAAGGCCTTTCCGTGCCCTCCTAATTGCACCAACAAATGATATCTTTGAAACTTTAATGAAACATATTAAGAAATTGAATCTCTGGAATATTCTTGTACTTGAAGGTCACAATGGATCTTTATCAAGTCTTACTATTCCAGAGGATAAAAATATTCTAATCACAGCGACACATGCAGCCCTAACAGATATGGATGCATGGGATCGTCTTCCGCCAATGACACATATTCATTATGATGAAGTGCATCGTGCAACAGGACTCCAATTATTCACTTGTCTTCAAGTGAAATTAGACGAATGGAAAACACCCTATTTAACAGGTACAAGTGCTACACCGAAAACATGTAGTGCAGAACAACAAAAGAAACTTGGGAAACTATTTGGTAGCCCATATAATATTCTTCACAATTGTGATATTGATGAAGCAATTAGGCAATCATATATTGCTAAACCACGATTTACAGTAAATGTAATCTCGAACGAAGTCCCTATTGGGGAACAAATTAATCAATTTATTAATGGTATTGATGCGACAATTAGGGAAAAACAATGTGTAGGTTGGCACGGAGGCAAAGTGATTGCCTATATTCCAGACCAACGCGAAAAGGTCAGAGCTGCGATTTCCGTAGCGAAAGCCTTAAACCCATCTTGGAAAATCTATAGTGCTGTTGAAGGCACTGATAGTTTATCAGATGATGAATTTATTAAAGATCCAGCGGATGGATCTATTCGTATCCTATTTGCCTGCCAACGTTATCGTGAAGGCTCGGATATTGAAGGTATTGAACTGACATCTATTCTAATGGGTGAATCGATTGCAGCAAATATTTTACTACAAATAGCAGGACGTGCATTGCGTCTTGATTATCCAGGTAAAGAGGGATGGTGTTGTATTACAAGGCCATCTCCAGAAGGTACAAGTGAAGACGAAGTTTTGAACCAAATAGTTCTGGATATTATGGACTTCGTCGGATTAGAACTTGAACCAACAAATAAAGAAAAAATTAGAAGACATATTGAAGCATTCTTCGGACAAATTACAGTTAATGGTAGAATCTATGATATTGATACAACAATTAATCGTATTCAGGCACTCTATTTACGTCGTGCATATGATGCAGCTCAAGAGCCTCGAGTTCGTTATGAGACAATTAGGGCAATGAATATTGGACTTGGTCTCAAGTCACGAAATGAATATTTTGAACGAACTTCTGAGCATCCGAAGTTTATTGAAGATCCCTGGCGTACATTTAATAGTAGCTGGATCTCATGGTATCATTTCCTGGGACTTGATTGTAGCCGTTTTCCGACGACGAAGACAGATTGGATTTGTATTTGTATGGAACGTGACCTAATTACATGGGAAAAATATCGACTTGCAGATGCAGAAGATTTACCAAAAAATCCAGGTGAAATGTATGATAATTTCACTGAATGGAATAAAGAATTTGGAATTGAAGATGAATTAGTGTGGTAACTACTTGGTAGTACCAGGAATTAATTGTTTAATAGCATCTTGAGCCTTCGCCTTATATGTGGCAATTTTTGCGTGCTTGTGCCGAATCTCATCAAAGTCTGACTGAAGAGTCTGTTGCTCGGTGATAGGGGGGAGTTGCAGTTCTACCAATAATAAATTGCCAACTGTTAGCATAGGTTGAGCAGTCTTTACTACAATATTATAGAACGCCTCTTCATTACACTTTAGGACATAATATAATATATCGTTATTCACAAGAACTAGCTTATTTTTAAGAGTAGGAATTACTGCATTACTTGTAATCCAAGTCTTATTTGAATAGCGTGATACATATCCCGAGTTTTCTCCTCTCTGTGAAATCATAGGTGTATATTCTTCATGTGTTGCTACATTATGAAATCCCATTGGTGAAATACCTCCACCAATAACTGGAATATTTCCATCTACAATGTCAGTTTTAGGCATTGATTTTCCACACTTTACATCACAAACCTCCCCCAATTTAACTTGAGCCTGTCCACGCCCCATCTCCTTCACCTGGAACATAACCTGTTTCTCAAGGATTTTCAGTGAAACCTCTTCATGCTGTGCTAACTGAGCCCAGCCATCAATAGCTTCTACGATTTGCTGTTGGCGTTCAAGGGAGGGGAGGGGGATTTCTAAAGAGAGAAATGCTTCTTGATTAATGCCCTTTTGTGCTGTACCAACTGCTAGAGCATAAATAGATGGCTGATTATTTAGAAGCCAGTGACCAACATATTGGTAATCTATGTTTTCTTTTGTTGTGTGAAAGGTCCATCCATGATGATTTAGAAAGAATTTACCATGTACAAAGCGAGCACAAATGTCAGATACACCATCTTTGGCAATTACAAATTTATTTTCACGGTTATATTCAGCGATATACGAAGATATACCTCCTCCTCCATATACTGGATATGCTCCCTCTTCAGATGTTTTTTTTGTAATATATGTTCCTGTTTCGAGTTTAATAATATCTCCCAACTTTACCATCTCAAACCCCTCTATCTCCACAGCAATCTGTGGAAGGTACTGCTTGTAATTGAGTGAATAGTGCTTTGACCGCAACTCCTCCAACGTAGCTTCCACAAGAGGCTTCTCGTCGAGTCCAATGAATGACACATTCTCAGTTGGGCCAACGCCTTTTTGAAATACCATCATAGATGTCTTTGTTCCTGTATTTAGGAAAGAACCAGACGCAATATCAACTACATAGTGAATCTTGTATTCTTCCGCAATCTTTTTACGAAGTTCTACACATTTCTTAGAAGCACCAAAGAAGAATCCCTGAGGAAGAACAATACAACATATACCACCGTCTGTAGATAATGTTGCCATTCCTAATTGTATTCCCGCACTTACCTTGTCATCATCCTCGATACCAATTGATCGAATTTCTTCATTGACAAGATATTTTTTTACATCACCTTTACCTTTAGTATAAGCGAATTTATATTCTTTTCCTTTCGTTTTATCACCTCCATATGGAGGATTCATGAAACAATAATCGATTTTGGAACACTTAAATGGTGCCGATTCCCCAATAAAGATTGGATCAGCGAAAGAGTTTCCACTACGAATATTATTCGAACTGAAAGGAATGCCCGTTAGAATGAGCAAATTTAGAAGAGTAGTCGTAACACTACTCGAATTCATATCCTGACACATAATTGACTTGCAGTCGCGTGTCCAATCAATATCAGGAAGATTTGCATTTACACCTTTAATGTAAGCTGCAGGGAAACCACCAGTGCCACAAAACCAATCTGCAAAAGTGCAGAGTGAATTATCTGGACGGCGTAGTGATTTCTTAATTTTATATGCATATTTAAATGCGATATTACATAATTGACGATTAGTAAAGTATTGTCCTTCATCCGACATAGTTGACATGCCACGACTCAACATATATTCGAAGATATCACCGAGTGTATCGGTTTCTCTCAGAGTTTCAATTGGAATTTTATTAATATGTTGAACAATTTCATGTAGGACCATTGCCTTCACAATTTCATGTTTCTTAAAGAATGGTTTAGTAATTGGATTTGTTGCAAATGCATTAAATCCTTTTTTTACATTTTCAAATAGATCATTCTCATTTTTGAATTGAGCAATATAGGACCAGCGACATTCATCAGGTAGCCCAAGCTTTGTGATTTGAGGTTCAATTAGGCGATAAGCAAAGAAGAATGTCATATGATCCAAAGCTTTCTCTGGATTGAGACCCGCCTTGTTCCACAATAAATTGTGAAGATCTTCAAAGAATTTTTGAAGAGACTTTTCATCTTTTGTTAATTGTACTGTTACAGGTGTTGTTACAACTGATCCAACTTCTTCTTTAAGAACTTCTTTTACTAATTTCTTGACCTTCGTCTCAACAATTTCGTTTATAACTGTCGTTGCTGAACAATCGGTTTTACGCGCAATATGATCATCATATCCGCTCTTTTGTTTGAAAATATGTCCACATTTCTCACAGATATACTGAGACTTTTTAGGGGGCATTTCTAATCTATATTGCCCTTCGATTTTAAGCTATGTCAATTTTATGTACCGGAGATTACCGAATTTAGGTGAATAAAAAAGGTTAAAATTTAATTTATTCAGACATCACCGTCTCAATAGATAGTCAAGTCCTTTTTCCATGATGCGCTCAACGAGCATTTCTGTATACGTGTCCGCAAATGCGGACCATATAGCGAACCTGCTTGCAGGTTCTGTATACAATTGCTGCAACAGTTTTGCTGTTTCTGCGGCATCTATACCAATGTGCTTAGACTCATCCTTGGGACTCACCATGATAAGCATATCTGTTACCTTAACGGTTTCGTCAGCACACATATAGTCAATGAAATCATCAATTGCCTTTGTCATCGCCAGGTGTAACCTGGCTCAGAGTCCGAATCCTCAACCTGTGGTTGAGGATAAGGTCACCATGGGTTCGCCCTCTTCTAGGGTTGGTGCATTCCGAGTCTCGTAAGTCGCTTGTGACAGAGTCAGCTTAGCTGACTCGCTCAGCGGCGTCGCTTGCGACTCCTGTGACATTTTTGTTATTATTTAATATAAACAATAACAAAAAAATCAATTTTTATTTCATTACATGTTAATGAGTATACATGGAATTCGTATGTTCTATTTTTACATCAATCGGCTTTACAAAATCAGCATCAATCGTATTGTAAATCTTCGCTGATCGAATATAGGCACTTAGGGCACGCTCTTTCAATAAAGACTTTGTTGCAATTCCATATGATGTCTGTAATTTCAGCAAAATGAGCATAACATAACTGAGTAATGGTGTGACAGATGCAAAACCTGCCCAAGCTAGAGCAATATCTGCCACCGACATTGTTATGTTAATGATCTGTACTCCAGAGCAAATAATCGTAATCGTTTTATATTTTTTATTAAGTCTATGCATGGCCACTTTTATTTCAGGATAAGATTCAATCTCTGTATCAAGATTGATCGGACTCTTCGTCTTATCCATATCTAAATGTTTTATGCACCAATTCTCCCTATGTGTCTCGAAGCCATAGAAAACTAGGAAGACAATTAGACTACATAAGTTCGCCGCCAATGTGATACGATGGTAAATATCGGTATTATCCTTAATGTTGTAAAGAACTGTACACACATCTTTTTCACACATGTGCGGTACAAAGACTGATAGACAGGTTCCCATCAGAATTCGGAAGAGTTCCATTAGGAAGAGAGAGCCGGTAATTAAACGTTCTTTATTGTCTGTTGTGATTTTCATTCTACTGTTGATAAAGGAAATGATTAAAAAAATTAGTGATGCCTATTCACTTCTTAGCGCCAGGCTTCACGAAGTGATCTCGTCGCAGCACCTCCATATCGTTCTCGTAATATATTTCACAATGGACGAGTCCACATTCATGATAGAACGTCGATAATCCTTCTCGCTTCCCATTTTTATAATTTTCTTCACATTGTAAATTTCCATTAGAATAGCGGAATTTAGATAGACCTTCCTTGAGTCCATTTACATGGAATTCTTCTGCCCATATACGCCCATCAGGAAAGTAGAATTTTGAATGCCCAACACGCTTACCTAATTCATAGGTTTCATCCGATGCCAGTATCCCACCTTCTTTATAATATTTACAGAGACCATTTCTCTTGCTATCAATACAGAATTCCTCGGCTCTCTTTGATCCATCTTTATAAAAGTAATTCCTTGTGCCTTGATCCATATTATTCTTAATTGTTCCTTCCATGCGTATGGCGCCATTATCATAAAACCATTTATTAGGTCCATCGATCAAAACATATGACGACTTACAAATACTACATTCATCATTCGCATCAATTATGGGGAATAGACAGCAATTATGGATTTTCATTGAACCTTTACAAGAGCACGGATTGGGGTCCATGAATGGCATGGAATCAGTCTCGGGTCCATGGCATATATAACATTTGTCTTGTTCAAGAGATGCCATAACGACTTTTAGAGGTTGTTGTTAGGTGGCAAAAATAATCAAATTTTGTGGGCTTAGTACACTTCAATGTATGCTTCATTTGTCACCAAGAATTCGAAATACTCTTTTAGTTGGCGAATATCGCCCTTCAACTTAATTGCCTTCTCAATATCGGAAATCATGTGATCTTCGAGTTCTTCTTTCTTCCATGGACCATATAGATTATAAGGATCTTCATCAATAGCTTTGATCATCATGTACATATCCTTTACCTGCTCTGGTGCCCAATAATTGATTGCTGAACCATATAACATCGCGATATCAATATGCAGTAGTTCCATGATTGTATTCCATTCAATATCCTTTAGTGCATAATTCAAATATTTATTTGGATCATCTTCGCCATACATATTTGGATTAATATTAGACTTCGCAACAATATGAATTCCCATTATCTAATAGTTACTTGTAGGGGAAATAATTGTCAAATTTATTGATAAAATTTGATACTATTTTTGTTTGGCCAGACTATTAGAAATGGATTCGAGACAGATCATTGGAATCATTGGCGCCATCGGTAGTGGCAAGGATACTATTGCTGACTTCTTAATTGCAGAGCATGGATTCAAGAAACTCAGTTTTGCCCGTCGCGTCAAAGATGCTGCGGCCGCGGTCTTCGGTTGGGATCGCGACCTTTTGGAAGGGGCAACGCGGGAGTCGCGTGAATGGAGGGAACAGGTTGATCCATTCTGGGGCCTAAGTCCTCGGCTGGCCTTACAAAAGATTGGAACTGAGATGTTTCGTCAACATATAAGGGATGATATTTGGATCAAAGGCGTTGAAAAAGATTTGGCCGAAGAACCGTTTACACGATTCGTCATTACTGATTGCCGTTTCCAGAACGAGATCGATACTATTAGGAGGGCAGGTGGTTCACACACAGGCGAGGCCTGTGGGCAAACGCCACTACGTGGCGGTCGATTAATTTATGTCGAGCGGGGACCAAGACCAGATTGGGTTCCTCGGGCCATAAAAGCGTATAAGGGGTCTGAACCGGATTGTCAGTGGTTCATTGATCAAGGTATTCATGTCACTGTTTGGAGCACTTATGCTTTAGCAGAACAGGCTGATATTATTATTGAGAATAATGGCTCATTAAGCGATTTATATGCAGCCGTGCATTACAAATTGGAATACTAAGTAATTACATTAGGTTGCGCGGTGCCCTCCTTTCTCTTTTTTTGTAAAGTTTCTTTTGCCACCGCCACGCAGTGGCGTTTGCCCTTGGGTTTCACCCAAGTGTGAACCGCCTTCAATGTATTTAGTCATTGTATATTCAACAGGACGTAATTTATCCAAGATAAACATATAGGGAATAATTAGGAAATTATCTTTCAATATACTATTAATAAATTTAGGTAACCATGGACTAATGAAATTACAAAATTCCGCAATCTTAATTTCTTCCATTAATGGTTTGAAGAAGTCCATCCATGTTTTAGCATTATCATAGAGTGTCTTCATCTTCTCTTCACTCAAAGGGAGAGAACCTTTAATGAAGATTTCATTAAAAGCGTCCCACGAATATTTTTTTTTTTCATCATCATATTTTTTTACTATTTTATTGTATCGCCCCATTTCATCTGGAACAATTATCGCATGAAAGTTCTTCTGATACCATGTCATTCCACTGTAAAGAAACGTCATAACCATTAGACTTACTTCTGTACCATTCTCGCATGATCGATGACTTGCATCATTAAATTTTAAATGTGTAACATATGGATATTTATCACGTACATACTGACATAATAAAATTATAATCATATTTGTATCAATACCTTGAGTAAAGTTATGTTCTAATGAACATTGTTTATTATAATAGATTTGTTCTATGGTACCAATTGCTAGTTTTAGAAATCCCATTTGTACAAGTCTGGAATCCTCTTTATTAATAGTTGCATGAATACAATATAATTTCGGACCACCAATATAAATATTTACTATACTTTCAGTTTCATATATAGACATCTTTAAATGTTTTGTACCAACTTTAATTTTATAAAATTCGCTTCCTGTGCATGCAGATGGTGGAACAATACTACCCATATATTAATGTATAATATTAATTTTTAAGGTCGGGTAATAAAGGCAATTCCTCTAATTGATAGTATGGGGACTAAGTAATAACTCTTACAAAAAATTTGGCACACTATATTACAATAAAATTGAGAAGATAATATCAATAATTGACATCAATGAAAATGAGTTCGCCTGAGCAAGTTATCAATTGCGGAGCGTTTACAATTAGCAAAAGGGAAGTTGCGGCAAGAGTCAGAGTCAGAGTCAGAGTCCGAGTCCGAGTTCGAAGAGTATGACTATGATGCAATTGAAGATTTAGATGAACGAGAATTGATACTTAGTATAGAGCGAAATCTTGACTTATATAAGTCTGGTGCTTATGGCATTGGTGATGTTATGACAACAACGGAGACTGATATCGAAGTCTATAGAAATAAAAAAGATGAGTCTATTATGACTACTATTAGTACTGATAGTAATGATAGTAGTGATAAATTAACGCCTTTAAAAAATATATTTGCCTTTGGTTGGGCATTACAGCCCTAAATTATGGAGCTATAACTATTTTCAGGAAGTTATTTAGAAATTAACTTCAAAAGCCACAGTTATTCAGGTTTAGTAACTTTTTTTCTGCGAATTTTAGGAGGAGTAATGATTTCATTAATCACTGTTACCACACTTGTATGTTGCATGTGGAAGTAAATTTCTGATAATAAAATAAAATTCTATTTCTTAGAATGACTTCACAATTTTTAATACAAGGACAAGGTGTCATACTTTTTAATCATGTTCTCAAAGGAAAGTCATGTGTAATCCGGCTTCTAAATGCTGATCGTACAAATGGTTTAAAAATAGAATTCACCGCAACGAATGTCTTAGTCAATGAAATCGAAAGTCTCAAACCATTAATTGATTCAACAAATAGTTCTGGTCTCTCTGCGCATGACGGCGCCTACTACTGGATAAGTCTCGATTCCCAGAACCGACAAATATATGCAGGAGTCGGCGAAGCTCGTCTTGAAACTGCTATTTATTCTTATAAGTACCCTGCAGCTGTCTCTGAGTCGAAAGAATTTTTAGAGTCATTGACAACGGCCGCATACGATGAAGCCATTTCTATTATTCGTCTATTGAAAGATCCTATTACAATGAAAATACCGCTTACTATAAAGCATACAGATGAATTGACGATTGAACATATTGCAGCATCTACTTATATGCCGCTGGCAAATATGCCCTCTATTTGTCAGAAACTATATAATTGTATTTCTGGTAAAAATTTCAGATTGAATACACCTGATTTCCCCGATTTCGTCCAGGCAATCGAATACAGTATTCGTACTCCAGGTATGTGGTGTTATAACAAGTTGCGTGACAAGAGCCGTGAATTCAATCCTGATAAACCAGATTTATCAGAAACCTATTTACGAATTACATTAGGACAGAATAATGGCGAATCCCCAGGCATTCCATATGTTATGGAGATCTGGCCTGTCGGTCACTATTCACCCATTCATAGTCATGCAAATGCCAGTGCAATTATTCGTGTATTGAATGGTGAAATCAATGTCAACCTCTATCCTTTCTTGTGTGCAGAGAAGGACAGTGTTGCGACATTTGCCAATGCATCTTTTAAACAAGATGAAGTCACCTGGATTACACCAACATTAAATCAGACACATCAATTAAGAAATCTACCGACAAATTCATATACATGTATAACGATACAATGCTATATGTATACTGCTGGCGATAATAGTCATTATGATTATTTCGATTATCTGGATGTTGATGGTGCGAAGCATCAATATGATCCTGATTCTGATATGGATTTCATTGACTTTAAGGCAAGAATGAAGGAGGAATGGACTTCTGCTACCTCTAGGCAAGTCGTAGCTTCCACCTCTAGGCAAGTCCAAGAAGTATCTAAAAGTGGTTGCTGGTGTTTTTAAACATTAGGTGTATTAACTCCAGTTGAAGCTGTTGGTGTAAATGGACCAGTAATTGGTGATGGTGTTGGTCTAATTGCGAGTTCTGCTCTTGTGTAATTAAAGACATATGTATAAGTGTTTGTAGTGCCAGTCCATCTCTGCTGAGTTCCAACTGCTACTCTGGTAGATGTTCCATTTGATAAAATTAATATATTTTTGTTTGGTCAGACTATTATAGAGACAGTTTAATCGCAAATTTGTTACCGTCATTCATCAGGCAGAGATTGCCTACCGTGAACTCCTGGGTGGCAATCGTGTGAAATTGGAGGCTGGGCTCTTTTCCTGCGGCAATTCCTCTAATTGATAGTATGGGGACTAAGTAATGAATTTTACAAAAATATTTTTTAGTAAATATAATAGATATGCCCAAAAGAAGAACTCTTAAAAAACAAAAAAAATATAATTATTTTAATATGTCAAATAATTTATCAATAATTGGTTCAGGTGGTTACGGATTAATTATTGGAAATAATAAATATGTTATTAAATTATTATATGATACTAATAGTTGTAAAAAACTAGAAAATGAGTATTTAATACAATTAGATGCTCAAAAAATATTAAATACAGAAAATGATGTTGCTAAAGTTCCTAAAATATATTCATATACATCCAAAACAAAGAAATTTAGAGATACAGCTTATTTATGTGGAATTGCTATGGAAAGGATTCTAGGGCTACCTGAATATAACGGAGAACTTATACATTTAATGTTTGGTTGTAAGCCAGATGAACAACTAAATGTTTTTTTGGGACGTACAACTACAGATCCTATCGGTTTGCAAAATCCTTCTCGTGGATTCTTTGCATCACCTGAGAAAATAATTGATATATGGGATTCTCTTGATAGCCAATGGACTATTGATGCTGCAGCGAATATAATAGGTCGAACATGCAGATTACTAATAGATAATGGCATAGTTCCAGTTGATTTAGAATTTGTATATGGAATTGATGACCAAATTTATGTCATGGACTTTGGTCTTTGTCGATATGGGACAGTTAATCTACAAGCATTTTTAGAGAGCCGTTACGTTGAAGGATTAGCATCTGAACAATATATACCACAGGAAGGACAATTAGGAAGAGAGGCATTCTTAAGAGGATTCTGGAGAAATTGAATAAATATCATACAGAAGATTATAAATTATATGCTGTCTTACGAACAGATAATCAAGTAGAAACTTGTGAAGTTTTTTGATTGTAAAAGGTCATCTTATGTAAAGGTCAGTTTCATTGAACGCAAAATATGATTTTCAGTCGCACCTCCTGTTGCTGCGCCAAATCCTATGTAATAATTTGCACTATCAAATGAAAAGCTAGTTAAGGAGAAGTTTGGATTTGCAGGTTTTGTAATTGTTGTCGAGAAGTATATATTCATTGTTGATGCTGCATGATTATAGTCTGCCCAGAAGTATAGGTTTCTATAAAAGTTTTGGCTACCTACGGGTGTTCGTCCTACATTTTTTTCATACCATGTAAAATTATTATTTGAAAAAGTTAAAAATGTAAAAGCATTTATAGTAGTCGCAACATTAATATACCCTACACCACCACCTATACTTCCGTTTGTATTATTTGTCGTTGTCCATTGCAAACAGAATCCATCTGCTGGAGGACTTGATCCTCCTGAACACTCAAAATTCCATTCAAATGAAAAACTTCTATTATATCTTATTGCCGTAGATCGATATACATTGCCAACATCATTATTAGCAGTTTCCGTCAAATATAATAAATTATCTATAACACCTGCTGTGAATACTTGTGTTAGTCCATCCGTCGATGAAAAATTCGGATAATCAAATTCAACAACGGATGTTGATTTTTCCGCTCTGCCATATCCGTAAATAGCACTAAGTGAGCCAAGCACTGGCATTTATTATTATTTGATTTTTAATTATACCAACAAATTTGACAAACAATTAGAATTGATAATAATTAGGAAGAATGCCTATCGTTGCATCGATTTCGGGCATATACGGATTTGGGCGTTCTGTACCGAGTGCTATACCATTTGCTCTTGTCACAAATGGACTCACAATACAATTAGATGCTTATAATGTCGCATCCTATCCCGGTACTGGAACATCTATTACAGATATTACGGGCGGCTACAATCATACATTAACAGGCGGTGCAACATATCTGTCACTATATGGAGTGAAAACATTCGATTGTACTGGAACAAATGAATACATAATTGTGAATACTACAGGTCCTCTTTTACCAACGAGCGGTTATACATATGTAACGTGGACTCGTATGATTATTAGTTCCTCAAATTACAGGACATTATTCAGAACAAGTCCAAATGATCACCCGCTTCTAGTACAAATAGGAACTGATAATCTAGGTTTTTTTGATAATGACAGTGATACATTCTATGATAGTGGTTATGATGTAACTGCTATAGAAGACAAATGGGTACAATTATCAGTGGTTGGAGATAGTAGTTCCAGTATATTCTATATAAATGGAACACAAGTTGGCACAACAGCGTATGGTGCAGGAGGTAATCGCCACAATTATTGGGGAGGTCTACCAGGACAAGCCTTCGGCTACGTTGCCAATCTATTTTATTACAACCGTAAATTAACACAGAGCGAAATCAATCAAAATTATTTGTATTTATTATCGCGGTTCCCCAATATTGTGAGTACAGGTCTTGTTGTGAATGTACAGGCTGGCAACCTCTCATCTTATCCTGGGTTAGGTTCAACCTGGACAAATCTCATAGATAGTTTTGGATATACAATTACAAGCGGTACATATAATAGTGCGAATGGTGGATCTATTGTATTCAATGGAACAAGTACAGTTGTCCCTATAGGGACACCACTGAGCACAGGAACAAACTACACTTTGGAGGCATGGGTCTTCGCGACGATAACCAGTAGTGGTCATAATATTATAAGTTCGGCAAATAATGTATTTTTTATTGGAAATGGTACATTATATGGTGGAATTGCTGGTTCATATGAATTAGTAAGTAGTCCAAGTTTCCCAATAAATGTATGGAAACATGTTGTTCTGACATTTAGTGATTCGACAAATACAATGACGTTGTATATCAATGGAACACAAGTGAGCCAGAATACGAATGTGACGCAAAGTTATGTAAGTGAGACGCTGCGGATTGGTTCACATGTCAGTGGTGTAACACCTGTATCATTCTGGAACGGTCGTATTGCACAGGCACGTGTCTACAATACTGCTCTAACTGCAGCGAATGTATTAACAAATTTCAATGCAACTAAAGGTGGGTACCTTGTAACTACAACAAACCTTGCGCTCTATTATGATCCGACAGATACAGCGTCTTATCCTGGTACAGGGACAACTCTGACAAATTTAATGGGGAGCAGCTTGAGTGGAACAATGACGGCGATCACCTATACAAGTCCTTATTTTACTTTTAATGGATCTACAAGTCAGGTATTAGTTGCTGATAATGCTGCCTTAGAGCCTGGCTCAGGGGATTTCACGGTGGAAGTCTGGATTCGTTATTCTGTCATTACTGGTAAGACACGAACATATGTTTCTAAAACTGATGGCGGAGGTGCTGCAGATTGGTCTTATGGATTCAGAACGGATTCAACAACAAATGAAACATACTTTGAGGTTGGGAGTGGCTCAGAAGCTATAACTTCATTAAAAGCATCAGTTACAACTGGAACTTGGTATCAAATAGTGGGTGTATGGACTAATGTTGCATCTAATTCTATTGCATTATATGTTAATGGAGCACTTATAGGAAGTAAAGCACATTCCTTTGCAAGTGTTAAAAATAGTACAAGTCCGCTCTATCTCGGCAATTTCAATGGAAATCAATTTGAACAACAGTTCCAAGGTGATATGGGAATATTTCGTCTCTATATCGGCAGAGCGCTGAGTGCAGCTGAGGTCCTGAATAACTATGACGCGAATAAGGCGCTTTATGGACTAGTATAAATTATTTAATATATATATATATTATAATGCCGACTGCAGATAATAGTCAGGCCGCGCAAATTCGGCGAATTAGGGCGAGGACGCTTGCCACGTTTTACAGGACAAACCCAATATCACGTGAAGGTGGTGGTTGGTCCAATAATTTTTCGGAACAAGATCTTTTAGTACGTGAATATGGACAGACGCTCCCTGATTGTTGTGGTAGTGAACCGGTTATTTCCGGTGGCTCTGCTCCTGCTCCTGCTCCTGCTCCTTCTGGAGGATATACATTAACATATAATGCTGGGGCTGGAGGAAGTGGAACAGAACCTGCTCCAACTACATCATATTCAGGTGGAACTGGTATAGCAATATTAGGAAATACAGGTCCATTTACACGTACTGGCCGCACATTTGGTGGATGGAATACATCATCTTTTGGAACAGGTACATATTATCCACCAACCAGCACTTTAACAATGCCTTATGCTGATACTATATTATATGCTCAATGGTATAATACAGCTGGAACTGACTATCAAGTTATATATAATGGCAATGGAAGCACTGGTGGATCAGCTCCAACAACAGTTAATTATAAATCAGGCCAAGGTGTTGGAATATCTGGTAATACTGGTTCATTAGTTAATGGTTCATTAACATTTTATGGTTGGAATACTGCAGCTAATGGTTTAGGAACAGCATATCCAGTTACAAGTAATGGTTTTACAATGCCGGCTGCAAATGTAACATTATATGCTCAATGGGTTAATACATCAGCAACACCTTATACTCTTACATATTTTGGAAATGGAAATACAAGTGGAACTGTTCCTCCAGCTACATCTTATCCTTCTGGTACGAGTACAAGCGTTATTGGTCAAGCCCCAATTGCTAAATCAGGATACACCTTTTTAGGATGGAATACAGCCGCAGATGGTTCAGGGATAAATTATTCAAATAATGCATCAATTGTAATGGATTCAAATAAATCATTATACGCTCAATGGGCAGGGGGAGTTCGTGTGAAATCTTGTCCTGAGGATTACAATTACCAATCCATCTCATTGGGTGGGACTATTAACGACCTTTATAGAGATAATACAAATAATACAATGACAAGTATTTTACAAGTAAAATACAGTATGGGCGGCCCTGCCCCTGGTGCACCTTATGGAACAGGAAATGGTCCAATTGATACTACACATACAGGTAATATGCTTAATATTTATAGCAGAGTAGATTTATCTCAAGTAGCTGGTGTATATACGTTTAATATTTTATACGTAACAAATTGGAGAAATTCAGCAACAGGTGCTATTCAGACTGAGGCACAAACAGGTACTTTATCATTAGGCAGTACATACTGGCCTACAGGACAAACAATTCAAGATATTACCATTACAACATCGGGTTTCGCAAGTTTTTCCTTTTCTTGTTTACCTGAACCTCCTCCTGGTGCACCAATACCTTTTCCTCAAACATCTTTTACAGTTAATAGCGGTGGATGTCAAAGTAATACTGAGGGTGCAGTCAATTATATGACAATTTCACCAATTTCGACATTTTATATTAATTTTAATAATGGTACCACAACAAGAGTAGCAATTGCTGGTCAAACAAGATGGCAGGGTACTGCTAATCCATACATTCTTAATTATAATCGCACTCGCATTGAACTTGCGAATGGATCAACCCCTTCACCAATCACAGGAACATTTACACCAACTAATACAACATCGGTTAATTCAGCTTAAAAATACATACCTACACAGCGACAACATCCATTACGCGAAGCAATGGGCTCCAAGCTATTGCTTGGAGCTGAACTAATTAGGACAAACTCAAGCAAAAACAGGATCTACATTTAGTGGTTGGAATACTGCTGCTGATGGCTCAGGTACACCTTATGCTGCTGGTGCGACATACAATGGTGGAGCAAGTCTTATATTATATGCTAGATGGGTCTAATAATGCAGTAATTAACATATTCTTTCTACGCCCATTTTTTAACGAACTTTTTCAGTATAATTATTATATATCATGCCGAATAGTCAGGCCGCGCAAATTTGCCAGCTAAAAAGGAAATATCGTTCCAAAACAGGACGTGTGTTCATTATTTAATTTATTTATTATGAATTATAAATTAAACAATGAAATATTCGAAGATAGACTGGGATATAAAATTTCCAAAAGGAAGTCCATATGGAAATTTAATGGAAGCACTATATAATAAAGATTTAGTAGCAGTTCGTGTCGAGGCCGCAACAGTCCCTGATATTAATCATATAACAAACTTTTATGAAGATTATAGCCTTGAATTTCGCGCGAAGTACGGCGATCAGCGGTTTTGTTACGAACCCACAACTCCCCTCTTATTTGCAATTAGAATAGGGTCTATGGAAATCATTAAATGTCTTGTCGAAGAATTCGGCGCCGATGTAAACTTCCACGACGAAACTAATGATAATATTCCGTCACCTCTATACAATTTGATTGCAGAACATAATAGTAAGGAACGGATCAGTTATTTAGTCAGTAAGGGTGCTGATATAAATGATATTCGTATGGGGAAAGATAAATATACTGCAGTTACACGAATGTTATACAACACATTACAATTTTTTTGGTGGCATAGACATTTTATACATCTGGATTATCTCCGTTTCTTGAAATCACAGGGTGCTGATTTTAATAAAAAATCATGTAAATATCGACTTGATGTTTATGGTAAAAAAATAGAAATAGGACCATTTGGTGAAAAAGCGTCAATGTCACCTGTAGAAATTCTTTTAGAGAAGGCAATAAATTATTATGGTGATTTAGCGGGGGAGATTTATGATGTGTTAATTGAATGCGGCGCTGATGCGAATAAAAGTATGAGGCCAGAAAAGACGATTGTTCCTGATCATTGGAAAAAACGGAACGGTGAATATCCGACAATTGGGGACGATGATCTTGTTGAATCTATTTTTAATTCTTTATCAATTTTCTGATTTTCAAAAAAAAGGGACACGAATCACGGCAAAATTGTATCACTATTAGTATATAAATAGTTTATAAATATACTAATAGTGATGTCAGTTAATATAAAATTAGATGTATTAAAATCGGTAATTGATTCTGCTTTAGACTCAAAATTAAAATCCGCAATTGATTCTGCTTTAGATGCTAAATTTAAATTATTGCAGCCAACTTTTACAACTATTTTTAATAAACTTGATAGAATCGAAGTCCGGCTAACAAACGTTGAAACACGGCTAACAAACGTTGAAAATGATATTGCAATCATGAAAAAAGATATTAAAAATTTAAAAGATTATAATAAGAATGAATCCGCAATTAGAGAACAAAAAGACTCACACGCATTAAAACAATATTTAAGTGACATGAATCATAGTGCAACTATTAACATGGTTAAATTCGGGAACTTCTATATACCATTTAATAATGAACCATTAACTGATATTGATGGTTGTGTAATTTTTAAAACTATTCCTGTTCCAAGTATTAATCGAAACGGAAAAAAGATTTTTTTGGATAATAGTTGCGTTTATTTAATTGAATCTAAACATGGAATCACCAATGCAATTCTTAATAAAAAATTAAAACAATTTATCACAATTCTTGATCTAATTTCAAAAGTACAAAATAATAAATATATTAAGAAATCAAAAACATATAATTTTGATACAATGATTGAAACATATAATATCAAAGAATGGCCAACACATATTAAATTTCTTTTAGCATCCGATAAAATGACACCAACAGTTATTAAACTTGTAACTGCAATTACAACAGATACATTAACTGATGAATTATATAACGCTTTGTTATTTGATAATATCAAAACACATCCCATAATGCAAGAAATACAAAATAGCGAAATAGTTCATGATTATGTTAAAAAGCAACTTAATATTTGTAATTCACTTATTGAATTGGAAGCAATTATATATCCAGCAGAACCTGTAAAAAATACTCCAAGTCAATTAGATTTTTATGACAAAAGAAAAACGATTTTACCATTTACTCCTCATATTGAATCATTATTAGTACCTATAGACGAATATAAAACTATGACTAACGTATTAAAAGGGAAAATTGGATTCATAAATAATGATGATATTCAATTGCCTGAATCTGTTATAAGCAATGGATTTAATAGTAAAAATCGTTTATTAAATATGGCTGCAAATAGTTCAATCATGAATTCTTCTAAACCTGTAAATTTAATCTAAACTTTCGATAATTGATGATCGCGCCAACTTTTCATTCCTGAGGACTATTTAGCGGAGGAAACCCTGTAAAAAATATTTAGTGTCAACTTATAGAGAGATGAGAAATATAATTCCTGTCCTAATTGTACTTCTAATTGTCGGTTTGATTCTATTGAATCGTCGGTCAGGTATGGCAACAACTTTTAACAGTGCTGAAATGAGAAAACTTCCATGCGGTCGTATTCTTTACAGAACTGTTGAAGAAAACGGCGACACATTTATTAAAACGGTTCGTGTAATAAGCCCTAGTGGTTCCGTCTTAATCACTAAGGCGAAGGAGATACATCCGGATCATTGTAATAAAATAAGAGCAGGTAAATTTGTACCGCATTTATGGGATCGCGATGGTTCACTTGGTTGTTTAAAACAATTAGATTCTCGTCAGTAATAATAGGTTCCATGGCTGTTGCAGTATTTAAGACAGGTCCCGTAATTGGAGAAGTCGTTGGTCATAACGTGGATGAAGGAATACAATTAAAGGTGAATTTTACAAAGGTTCCATCGGGAAAGCATGGATTTCATATTCATACCGCAGGTGATCTCCGTGGAGAAGGTTGTCAAGGTGCATGTGCACATTGGTCCAAGACATCGGTCGACCATGGATCGTATGACTCGGGTCATACTGGTGATTTAGGCAATATAGAACCAGATTCGCGTGGTCATTACAAACACACTTATTTGATTAAAGGTGCGACAGTTGATGAATTATGGGGACGGACAATTATAGTGCATGAGGATGAGGACGATTTGGGCCTCGGTGGACATAATGACAGTAAAACAACTGGACATTCAGGAAAGCGGATTGCATGCGCAATTTTTGGACGGATGAAAGATTGTGATAGTGTAACTTTTACTGGTGGCGGCGGCGGCGGCAGTTCACACACAGGTTTAATTGCAGGCTCTATTGCTGCAATAGGTGGTTTATCATATTTCTTATTGAAAGATTATTTCGCTGCAACAAATAAAAAACGTAAGTAAATGTACTTCCAAATTTATGAAACCTGATAATTACTCCAGATCTACATGTGTCTGCACTTGATGCAGACTCTTTGGGCCACCGCTAAAGTATTGATTATAGAATTTATCACAGCCAAGGGTTGAATCAATCTCTTTTACAAGTTCTTTGTATTCATCTCGTGGAATGAATTCCTTGTACTCTTCTGGTACAGAATCGAAGAAACGATGATGCCTCATACCAGTAGATGCCGATTCAGGGAGTCGCCATTTGAAAATCGGCCTCGCAAGTGAGTCCTTTTCATAAGATATAAATCGAAACGGAACACATGCTTCACCTGGTGAACTGCTAATATAATTGATACGTTCCACATTCGGGAAATGATGGCGATTCAAATTGTAATAGACGCCGTTCTTATCCCAATAATAGACAGTTAGAGTCTGTGCTAAGGGAAAGATTATATTACTCGGCATTATGTAATCACCGATATATGGAATAATCAGGTGCTTCGCCTTATGAAGGCGATTCACAAACGTTTTCAGTGAATCACTCATTATTTTTATAATAGTAGAAAAAAGGACTAATAAAAAATCAATTTTTAATAAACATTATTATGCACTCAACGCGTTATTAATTCTTAGAAACTCCAATATATCTTGACAACGCAAAAACATATAATCATGTAATCATATTACATAATTATAAGTTTTTTTGAATTATTATTCCATTAACATAATTGACTTTCTCGCTCAATTGGCCATTTATCCACCAACTTTGATGTAATCCATCCATTTCTCCATTAACATAATTTCCTTCCTCCATTAATTGGCCATTCTTATGCCAAATTCGATATAATCCATTCATTTTTTCATTAACATAATTGACTTCCTCCATTAATTGGCCATTTTCATGCCAACGTTGATACAATCCATTTCGTTTTCCATCAACATAATTTCCTTCTTCTCTTAAGGATCCTGACGGATAATAATATTTTTTATATACATTTTGTATGAAATTTGTTCTACAAATACCGCATGTATCATATTGTGCTTTTAAAATATCAAAACATATGACATGTATTTTAATTGTTCCTCGACAATTACAGGGATTGGGATCTACAAATATATTTTCTTCCGATTCTTCTCCATAGCAAATATAACATGTCGCTTCTTCAGACATTGTTAGGTATATTGAGTAATAGTCTAATAGTCATTGAAAAAAATCAATTTTTAATTTTTGAGAACTCCAATAATATCTTTGCAACGCAAAAACATATAATCATGTAATCATATTACATAATTATACGTTTTCTTGAATCCTTATTCCATTAACATAATTTACTTCCTCCTTTAATTGGCCATTTTCATGCCAACGTTTCAATAATCCATTTTTTCTTCCATCAATATAATTGACTTCCTCCATCAATTTTCCATTAAAATACCAACTTTTCGATAATCCATTTTCTATTCCATCAACATAATTGAATTCCTCCTTTAATGGGCCATACTTATACCAACGTTGATGTAATCCATTCTTTTTTCCATCAACAAAATTGAGTTCCTCCATCAATTGGCCATCTTTATACCAACATTGATACAATCCATTTATTTTTCCATCAACATAATTGACTTCTTTCATTAATTCGCCATATTCACGCCAAATTTTCAATAATCCATTCTCTTTTCCATTAACATAATTGACTTCTATATATAATTGGCCATTATAATACCAACGTCTCAATAATCCATTTTTTTTTCCATCAACATAATTGACTTCCTTGCCTAATTGGCCATTATCATACCAACGTTGATATAATCCATTCCATTCTCCATCAACATAATTTACTTCCTCCTTTAATTGGCCATTATCATACCACTCTTGCTTTAATCCATTCATCATTCCATTAACATAATTGGCTTCCTTCATCAATTGGCCATTATCATGCCATTGTTTCAATAATCCATTCTCTTTTCCATCAACAAAATTGAGTTCTGTCTGTAATTGGCCATTATCATGCCATTGTTTCAATAATCCATTCCGTTTCCCATCAACATAATTGACTTCCTCCTTTAATTGGCCATTTTCATGCCAATTTTTCCATAAGCCTGCTTGCAAATCATTAATCCTTAATCCTTCACGTCTTAGGGATCCCGACAGATAATAATATCTGTTATATCCGTCAATAACCTGACGGATAATAAATTCAGTCCTACAAATACCACATTTATTATTTAGTCTTGCTAAAGTATCAAAACATGTGCTATGTATTTTAATTGTTCCTCGACAATTACAGGGATTGGGATCTACAAATATATTTTCTTCCGATTCTTCTCCATAGCAAATATAACATGTCGCTTCTTCAGACATTTTAGAATAATTGTTTATTAGTGATTGAAAAAATTCAATTTTTATGGAAACCCCTATAATATCTTGGCAACGAAAAAACATATAATCATGTAATCATAATTATATATTTTATAGAGTCTTTATTCCATTAACATAATAGACGTCTTCTTTTTTCTGGCCATCTTCTGACCAACTTTGATATAATCCATTCATTTCTCCATCAACATAATTGACTTCCCAGCATAATTGGCCATTTATATACCAATGTTGATATAATCCATTCGCTTCTCCATCAACATAATTGATTTTATATTGTAATTGACCATTAGCATGCCAAATTTGATGTAATCCATTCCTTTCTCCATCAACATAATTGATTTCTTCGATCAATTGGCCATTATGATGCCACGTTTTAAATAATCCATTCTCTTTTCCATCAACCAAATTTACTTCTATGTATAATTGGCCATTTTCACGCCAATATTGAAATATTCCATTTGCTTTTCCATCAACATAATTTCCTTCCTCCTTTAATTGGCCATTATCATGCCAAATCTTCGATAATCCATTCCTTATTCCATCAACATAATTGACTTCCTCCACGAATTGTTCATTTTCATACATCGCTTCTTGAGACATTTTAGTGTTTTTAGTGCGATAGGCTAATAGTCGAATAGTCATTGAACAATTTCAATTTTTAATTCTTAGAAATTCCAATGTATTCTTGGCAACGGATAAATTCTTTTTTATAAAGTGTTTCATATTGCTGAACTATATCCCACGCAATTTCTTCGTCTTCTCGTTTCCATGAACTTTTACTTGCATCTGCTCCATTAAATGCAAAACGTGAATATTTTTCATTCGCGTTCATAAGGAGCTCATTTATGGCTGTTAGATTTTGTAAACATACTTTACGCAAAATTTGGAAACCCATTAAATATTTATTTTCTTAATTGTTTAAATGAAATGAATATATAAAAATTGATAATTTTGGCTACAATTAGGAATATTAAAAAGAAGAAAAATGTCAGATATTGAAGATTGTTCACAGGAAGAGTCCAAGAAGGAAAATGTCATTACAGCAAAGAAGTTTATCGAAGATCTAATTGATATATGCCCTGAGGCATATGATACAGAGAAACATTTGAATGCGACACTTCGAATCCTTTATAAGAAGCATAAAGTAAGCATTGGTAAGCGTTGGCTGAGCCATGCATATAAGGAGCTATCTGATGAGAACCCTGCGAGGTTCCCGAAGAACCATCCTCTTCGTTACGCAGTCATTAAAAACGCCATTCGCTCTGCGAGCGGTATCGTAAATATCACGGTGGTAATGCCACCTGACCGCTTCTCGTGCAAATACAATTGCAAGTTCTGTCCAAATGAACCTGGTATGCCACGTTCCTATTTGAGTAATGAAGATGCAGTTCAACGCGCGGCTTCGGTCGACTTCGAAACAGTGCGACAAGTACATGTGCGCTTCCGCGCTTTGGAATACAATGGACATCCACTCGATAAGATCGAATTTCGAATTTTGGGAGGTACCTTCTCATGTTATTCACATGGGAGCGCGGACACATTCATTCGTGACCTCTATTATGCAGCTAATATTTGGAACTCTCCTGCGGAGAGCACCGAAGGTCAGGAGCCACGTGCTCCGTTGTCTATCGACAAGGAGCAAGAGTATAATACCCATGCTCAAATACATGTGGTCGGTCTTGGAATTGAAACGAGGCCTGACGAAATCGACGAAGCGGAAATTATCCGTTTTCGTCATTATGGTGTGACCCGAGTAGAGCTCGGTGTACAGCATACAAATGACGACTTGCTACGCCGTGTTAATCGAGGACATCTCGTGCTACACAGCAAAAAGGCAATCGCTCTATTAAAAGAATATGGATTCAAGATTGAGATTCATATTATGACAGATCTACCTGGCGCGACGCCAGAGATGGACAAGGACTGTTATAGACAGGTATTGCAGGATGATCCAGATCTCATTCCAGACTATATGAAGGATTATCCTTGTCTGGATGTAGATTTCACAGAAATCAAGAAATGGAAGGCGAACGGCAAGTGGAAACCCTATGCAGAGGTTGACGGTGGCCGCGCCTTGAAAGACGTACTTATTTATCGTCAACAAATTACCCCTAAATGGGTACGAGTAAATCGTATTCAACGTGACTTTCGACCTGCTTGTGACTCCCGTATCGGATTCACCAGTGACACATTAACATCTGATTTGGCTAATAGGGTGTTAAAGGAAGCAGAGGCACTCGGCATTTATTGCCAATGTATTCGCTGCTGCGAAGTTCGTCAACAGGCATTTAATGCCGATGAAATTAAATATAATATCTATTCATTCATTGCATCAGGTGCACAGGAATATTTCATTGCTGCAGAAGTTATTAGGCCGAACCGAAATCTACTATTAGGGTTCATTCGTTTACGACTCTGTAAAGGACCCTTGACCTGCTTCGAAGCCCTTGGCGGCCAGACAGCAATGATTAGGGAGCTCCATGTCTATGGACAGGTTAATAAGGTTGGATCGAAGGATCAAAAGGGTGCACAACACCGCGGAATCGGTCGACGACTATTAGAGATAGCTGAGAAGATAGCTGTGAAAGCAGCATATGAAAAAATGGCGATTATTGCCGGCGTCGGTGTGCGTGACTATTATAGGAAGTTCGGCTATGAACTGAGTGATACATATATGGTTAAGGAACTGGATGCCTCGGGCATACATAATACAATTAATGTTTGTCTAACAATTGGATTTGTTGCAATGGTACTCCTTGTATTATTCAGTCACCAGTAAAACTGGTGGGTATACCCTGGACTCTGAGCGTCCAAGGTATTCTAAAGTGTTAGTATGGCTTCATTTATTTTTTGTTGCCATTTGTTCTTCAGTTCTTCATCATCGCCACACATTCTTAACAGTTTGCGGAGCCATTCATCAATTACTTCCTTTAGGGGAGTGTTATAGAAGTCAAAAACACAAACAACTTGGTAATTTTTGGAGATCTTTGGTTCATCTTCCTCCTCCTCCGAATCCGAATCTTCACATTCATATCTGCACATGTCCTCATTCCAGTTATCGACATAATTCAAATTACATTTAGGACAGAGAATAGATTCGCTTAGCTCGAGATCTTTAATAAGTTCTTCCCGAAACTGTTTTGTGAAGGTAGAGTGATCAGTTAATTTACTCATTAATGTATTAATCTATGAGTAAATTATTTAAATTATAATCTCGAATTAACAATTAGAATGTTAATTGTTGAGAAAGTTGAGTCAAAGTCCGAGATATATAAAAAACTCGAAGATTCCGTTAACAACAATGCTCCGAAGAAGTTACCAGGACAGTCCGATAGAGTACAATACGAATCAAGTCTAAAAGTTGCGAAAACGGGAGCAGAACAGGAGCTGGCATATATGAAGTTTATGGGAATACAGGATGAGGCGAAAGAAGAAAGATTGCGAGTGGAAGCTCGATACAAAAGAGAGCATGGATTAACGGATGACATTTACTTCAATCATAGAGTGCAGAAAAAGAAAGGGTATTAATTACTACATTTGATTAAATTTAGTGACAACAACAATGATAGCAGGAAAAATTATTGCTTGATATAAATTGTCTAATAATATATTAAAAGAAAATATATATATAGTAATTTAGGATAAATGTTACGAGAACGCATAAGTTCATCATTAACAGAGCTAAATAATTTGTCAATAATACATGATTGGATTCCTAATGAATTTACAATTCGACCAACTGCAAAAGATTTAGAAGAAAAACGGCGACAAATGGCTATAATAGAATCAACATGGCCAACAATTAAAGACTATATTTTACATTCCGTATTCGAAGGATCTGTAATATCTTGGATCTTTAAACCTTCCATGTTCAGATATGCATTACCATCTTATAGTAATCATTATGTATTATGGCACAAGGATCATAATTTTAATTTTAATTTTGATGATGAAACAGTTAATGAAATGATAAATACACAAATTAAAAAAATAGTTGGTCATGAAAATTATATGTTTGCATGGTATAAAAATCCGAAGCCAACAGTAATTGATTTCTGGCATGTGCAGGTTTTTTGGACTGCATTATAATTCATTTTTCTCGTATAGTATGGAACCATCTATATCAAAATGCTTCCATAATTCAGGATGATCCATAGTATAAATAATCTCTGCTTTCAAAGTGCCACATTCATAATAGGAGATGCCGTCTATAAAAGTTCCCATGTGTTCAATAGCACCTGAATCGTAATAATAGATCCAATGTCCATTATCAGGATACGTTATAGCAACTATTAATGATAGAGCGAATAACATTTTACCAGTTTTATGAGTAAAATTCGTGTTGTGACGCGAATCAAATTTATACGCGTAAATCGAAAATAAAATTAGAGTCCATTTACAAGAGCGCGCTTCAAAACTTTTTGGGCGGCATTCTCTAAGATGCTGAATATTTTAAAATAAATAATTCATTTAACAGAATGCATTACCAAGAGGAATAGCAGCAAGTGCGCCAAGTACAAAGCCAATTAGATAACGGTATTTCATATTTTTATAGACTGAGAGCCATGCTTTATTTTCTTCTGATGTTTTTAAATGATTTAACATATAATCAGACTTCGGCCTTAATAAGTAATATAGTGCAGTTGTAAAAAGTGTTATGCCGAAAAAGGTTGAAATACGATGAAATCGATTAGGGGTTTTTAAAACTACTGTAAGGAAAAAATACGCGATTAGCATACCAATAAGGAGTCCTTGAATATAGTGTGTCGTACGCTCTTTGACGATTGCGTCGTATTTTGCCACCAGTTCTGGACTAAGTTTTTCACGAAGCTGGTCAGATTGTTCTTTATTTACTAGCATGGTTGAAATACTTGCACCGATAAAAGCTGTACCGATGAGCCCAGATGTAAAACAATTCATTCTATTCATGTGTCAGACTTTCATGACTGGCTGCACTTACATGTGAGGCGATACTGGAACGACGAGGTTCAGCAGAATTATCAGAACTACGATCTTGGCAATTAGAACAGACGTGTTCAGTACTTGGGATACCACATATCATGCATTTGTGTTCTTGTTGACTTGATGATGTGGCTTTATAAGTATTGCTTCCTTGTGTCGATGGCCTTTGAGCATATGTCCGTGATACTGGAGATCGCAAATAGGAACTTACACGACCACGATCTGCGAGCAGTTGTTTTGCATTACTCTCTTTATGTGATTCTTTTTCACTTTTAGTGAAGAAACCTTTTACACCTTGAACAATTTCATTTTTGGATGCAGCAGATGCCTTTGTAATTTTATCTAATTGTTCTTGTTGTGAATCCAAGTCTGATGATGCAGGTTGTCCAACTGCACACATAAACTTCTTTAATGCAACTTCGTCATAACGAGGAGCTGCAACTTTTAGAGAGGTTGCATCTGGCGGTAAATCTGCTTCTATTTCAGTCATAGTACGACTTTGACGACGTACCATAGGTGTTGGTAGACCATAAGATTCAGCTAAATCTGTTAGTTTTTTATCCATATATGGACTCTCTTCTGAATCATCCTGAAGTCTGAAAATTTCGTGTTTAATGATACGTTCAAATAGTTCAGACAACGTTAAATCATCTTCCTTCAATCCTGAACGGAATGCCATACGACGAATAATATCCTTCTTAATGCCCATGTCTGACTTCACGAGATCCAGATAAGTCCCCTTCATAGTACTAATCAAAAATATTGCATTCTTCCTGAGAATTAATGGTAGTTGCATCTCTGAACTGATCTTTGAACCGAACAAAGCCCACTCTTGTTTGAGTCGCAGCGAATTCTCGAGTTTCTCCTGAATTTGATATACTTTTATATAGCCTGCTGCAATAGTGAGTGTAAATGTTAAAATAGTAAAAACGATCTTCAGTGTTAGAGCGGTCTTCGGGCTGCTCTCTTCGTTCGTATTAAAAGTTGATACACTAAGTGTCGATGCCAAAGTTGAAACAATTAGATTAATAATTGTATTGAGTCGAAGAGTCTTCTTATATCCTTCCGTCGCTTCAGACAATATATCTAAGTAGATAGCAGCGTAATGAATCCATTCTGTTAAAATCTTCATGTTATTCGGATCTTCCCAGCCTTGACCACGACGTGTTTCGTAATAGGCTAGATCAGAATCTGATGTTGGCTTCTGTTGTTGCCCGGAAGTACTCATTAATAAATAATAATATTATGTATGCTTGTATTATTATTATTTATTAATAAAAATAAATTTGATTTTATTATTTATAAATTTATTTCTATCAAAAACCACTGAAATATGTACGATCAAGTAGCAGCGCTAAATGATTACGAACTCTTGCAGTTCTATCGTAATTTTGTAATGACAAATCACAAACAACAGCAAAGCGTAAACTCAGAGTCTAAGTGTTGGTCTAATAAATTCATTCAACATGCATTAGCGATCTATAAGAAAACACAGGATACTCAATATATGACTATTGTGGAAGTATTTACAAAGTTATATAATATATCTTATGCCAATATTCTATTGCAACAATAGAATGTTTGCACCATCTAATACATTTTTTTTGTGGGGACATGGTGCAGATAAAGTGCGTGGTGAATATCGGCTAAAACCAGATGAATATCTTTTAATGGCAGCTTCATGTGGTCGACAAATGGAATGGAGTCTATATGATTCCGATGTTATGTTAACGGCACTGGCAAGTAATACACCTACAATTAATATTCCGAGTCCTAATTCAAAATCCGTGACAAATGACGAATCTATCTATGGAATATATGGTTTAGAATTGTATAGACCTAAATCCGGCTCTGCTAACAATCCTGCGTACTATAAATTACCTGAAATATATTATCAAACATTTAATACTGGTAATCCACGATTAAATGACATAGAACTGAATGGAGTGCAGATCGGTGGATATGAATATTCAGAGCCAGTCAAATATTTACAATTAGGGATATCTGGCATACAACGTCCTGGAACGGTCTTTAAATGGTCCGAAGAGCTAATTAAATCATCTAATGATATCGGCAACTTCATTGCAAATATTATGGGTGAATATGTTCCTGTTAAATCCTTTATAATACTTGACGATGATTCGCCTGTACATTTACATTGTTTATATCCAGTAAGTGCATTAAATATGACATTGAAACAGGCGGAAGCTGCGGACCAGCTTACTCGTCAATTTGCGGCTACAATTAGGGCTGCATATTCAATATCATTTTGGACGCTTGACGATATTGAACTCGATATTTTCAGGCGTACAGGTGAATATGCACGGATAATTGATATAATGAATTATTTAATGGATTGGAAAGACATTTATGGATGTGTGAGATCAAAGGGAATTGAAGGACCCGTTGTAATAATTCATAAAATTTGCAGATCATTGGATCTTATGGATGGCCCAAAGGCGACAAATGCCTTTCCGAAATCATTTAACAATGTTGAATGGTCGCGAACAGGTGTAAATAGGCGGCGGCGGATTATAGAGAAGGCACGAACACAGCGTAATCCACGGAACAATGGCTATATTTCAGCTAATGGAAGTCAGAATCGGCGAAAGCGCTCGAGTAGACGTTATAGATAAATTTGAATCTTGCATTTGTATAATGATTATTACACATACATTTAAGAAATGGAAAATATATCTCGAAATGATATTGAATTTGATCCTAATCTATATGAAGGAGCTGGTATTATATTTATAACACCAGATAATAAAATTGTAGTTTTAAAAGAAAAGAAATCAGGTAAATGGGGATTCTGTAAAGGGCGAAGGAAGTCTGAAGATCAGGATTCACAAGATACAGCGACGCGCGAAGCATTCGAAGAACTTGGTTTGCGAGAAAACAATTATGAATTGGACAATAGTCCGTTCTCATTTCCTCGAAGTCCGTACCGATATATCTTTATGATTGCAAGACTGAAGGTCGATATATTTTCAGTCTTTTCAAATAAGAATACACTACAGTCTGGACACGATGATTATTATGAGATCTCCGAAGTTCGAACAATTACATTGAAGGAATTGATTGATCAAATAGACACCTATAATTATAACATTTACATGCGACTATTACGGGCATGCATTTTGATGACACGACTACTGACTACATCTCCACAATTAGAGGATATTGAATCAACATATCGCTCCTATATTTTGAATATTAAGCCAAAGCAACGATTTTATAATTCGGCACTCGATATTTATCCTGAAAATGATATTATAATTCAAAAGCCAGAGACGAAGCCACGATTTTACAATTCCGCGCTCGGCATTTATTCTGAATAAAACCTAGACAAATAAAATTGAATTTATCTATTATTTTTAATTGAAATAAATCAATCATTCAATATGTCTGAAACGTATACCGCAAAAACTTTTAGTGAGTTGAAGGTCGGCGACTCTGTTGTGATTGGCCCTAAGAATGCTGCAGGTGAACCTGCAGTTGCGAAGATCGTAGAGATCAAACAGCAAATTGTGCCTCCTGTTCGTGGAAAGACGATGTATCAGGGTGCCTATGTGCAACGGATCGCGATCGCTATCGATGAGAAGGGCGACAAACGCCACATTGCAGATCAACCAATTATGCGTAAGGACTAATAAATAAAATTGAATTACATATTTTTAATAGATTTTGATTAAAAACAACGCCAGCACAATGAGTCTTTATAAGCATACTTTTGAGAAGGCCAATTATGATGAGGTGAAGCCTGGAGATATTGTGATTCTACCCGATGGTATGGGTCGAGTCAAGGATGTCAAGACTATTCGCAACAATGAAAAGCATTATGGATCGGCGACATTCAATTCGTTCGATCAGAAGGTGCTTGTCGTTGAGACTAAGGACGGCATCCTTAATGATAAGGAGCCTGTTTATCTAGTCCGAAACACTACAAAGTAGTGTGACTACGTCCTGTGACTTTGTCCTGCGGCTTCATAAACTTGATTTTTTTAGTGGTCCGAAGTATATTAAGGTGCCATGGGTCATTTAACAGTAATTATAGGATGTATGTTTGCTCAAAAGACAACGGAGCTTTTGCGGCATATTCGCCGCTACAGATCAATAGGCTTCCGGGTCTTAGTCGTTAATTATGCTCACGACACGCGTTATGGTTCAAATGTTATTGCATCTCATGATCTTGACACTATTCCTGCGACTTCGGTGGAACGCCTAAGTGACCTCCCTGAAGACATTGCTACGGCTTATGATGTAATTGTGGTCGATGAAGGACAGTTCTTCACGGACCTACGGGACAGAGTATGTCAATGGGTTGATACTAATGACAAGTTACAGGTCGTTGTTTCTGGTTTGGATGGAGATGCTTCACGTAAGCCCTTCGGTCAAATGTTGGACCTCATTCCATTGGCTGAGACGGTTTTACGCTTATCATCTTATTGTGCTGTTTGTCGTGACGGAACTTCGGCGCACTTCACAAAGAAGATTGGTGGATCTCAAGATAGTACTGTTGAAATTGGAGCAGCAGATAAATACGTTCCTGTTTGCCGGCGTCATTGGCTCTTAGACGAATAAAGATTATTATATTGCATATTTTTTATGCTATACTTTTAGTAGAAGGTACCATGAAACATACTCGCAAGAAGAAATTGAAGGGTGGTATGATGAAGTCTGTACAAACCGTAGGTAGAGCCCTTACCCATGGTGCTCCTCGTATAATATCTGCTGCTGAAAGGGCTGTGCTTCCAAAATTTGGACAATTGGGATTAAAGGCAGCTAGTACGGTGGCTGCGCCACGATTATCAGCTGCATTTACTCCAGGTCGATTACCTGACGACGTTCAACCACTCAATTATATGAAACCTATATTTGAATCTGCACCACTTAGTGAGGTTGCTGAGGCAGCTACAGAGGCAGCAGCTGAAATTGCAGAAGTAGCTAAGCAAACAAGTATATTGGCGAATATAAAAGAGCGCGCGAAGACACTTGTACCACCATCATCAAAAGCATTCAGTAGATATTTGAAGCAACAAGCGGAACTAGAGCAGTTAGCAAATGCAGGACGAAAAGCGGCAGTTAATATTGAACGTCGCACACAAGAATTACTTACTCGTGGTGATAGCAGAATTCGTCGCAGAATGATATTAAATTCTATCGTTTCTGCTGCAAAGACACGGAAAAATATTAAGAATTCGAGAGCAATACTACAAAATATTGCTGAACCCGCAGGACCCTCAGAACTATTTCCAACCACAAAATATAATTTGGGTTTAACACCCGCAGAACGTGTATTTAGGGAACTTAGACTCGAGGAGCCATCAGGACCGTCTAATATTTTCCCTGTAGAGAAAAATGCTCTTGGATTAACTCCCAGACAGCGGGCTTTGCAGGAGGAACGTGCTGCCTTACGTGCATTAGAAGAACCCGCAGGACCGTCTAATATTTTCCCTGTAGAGAAAAATGCTCTTGGATTAAATCCCAAGGAAAGGGCTTTGCAGGAGAAACGTTCTGCCTTACGTGCATTAGAAGAACCCGCAGGACCGTCTAATATTTTCCCTGTAGAGAAAAATGCTCTTGGATTAACTCCCAAGGAAAGGGCTTTGCAGGAGAAACGTGCTGCCTTACGTGAATTAGAAGAACCCGCAGGACCCAAAGAACTATTTCCCAATATGGCCAAGCCATCTCTAGGGTTGACCCCTAGAGAGCGGTCACTAAAGACTTTTATGGAACAACCTCCAATTATGCTTAAGGCTGAACTGCAAAAAAATAACATTACAAATCCTATTACAAGAGCGCTTAATAGTGTTACAAGTCCAATTGGTCAATTAGCTCCTTCTAGACAAATACAAATGAATCGACTAATGCGTCAAATAGAACCTGTTAAAACTATCGATACACTCAGTCGTATTAATAATACAAGTATAGTTGCTAGATCGCAACCACTTGTACCAGAAATTATGTATCCATTAACTACAACGGTGAAACTGCCGCTCTCCAAACAAATGTCACGACCTATCATTGATGTTGAGGGCAGAGTTGTTGAACGAAAACCAAAAGAAGAGGAAAAGAAGCCAATTATTACAAGAACTGCTGCTGCTATGATAGGACCATCAAATAATGAGAGACCAAATAATAATACAAATAATAATAAATCACTCAAAAATATCGATGAATTTGATTGTAAAATTGTATCATATAATGTCGAGCATACAAAGTGTAAGACAGGTTGTACTGCAAATATCATTTCCTATTTGACGAATTCAGCATTAATTGTTGATATTTTTGGTATTCAAAATGCTGATAAAGAAATTATAAATGCATTAATGAAAAATTATCAAGTAATTATACATGGCGATCTTGTATTAGCATATAATACTGAAAAATTAAAAATGGATAAACAACCATTATTCGGTACCTTGGAATCTGGTAAACCATTTATGATTGTTCCGTTTACGAAGTTTACTGTTATCCATGTACATGGAGATAAAGGGGATATGGCCTATATTTCAAATTCTATTACAGAACTATTAGATGAGATTGATGAGGAAGCGGCTGCATTCTATTTGTGGAAACTACATACGCATCATCTAGTTTTAATGGGTGACTTCGGTATGCGTCCAAATGAGATTCCTCAACTCATTGATAATAGTGCTATGAGTGCAGATTTATATTATTTGAAAGATGAAAATTCAGGTAAAGAAGGCTTTGCATTTATGGGTACACTTCTAAATGGTTTCAATACACGGCCGACATGTTGTTATCCTCTTTATAAGAAGAATCGTAATTTATATATGAATGTTGACCAAATCTTGACAACATTTAATGATATGAATGTACAATTAGTTGGTGCGACTGATAAAGATAATATGTCTTCACATGTTGCCGTTGGTGCAATTATTAAAGTGGATTTAGGGGCTCGTCAGTCAGGTATTGAATTAGATGCTGCGGATTTAAGAGAACCTATTACAGAAACAGAAACAGAAACAGTAGCAACAGTAACACCAAAAACAGTAGCAAAAACAGTAACAAAAACAGCAATACCAAGACCAACCCCTATTGTATCGCAACCCAAAATTAAATTACCTGACGGCGTTTTCCGTATAGACTTCATTCGTCATGGTCTAGGTTGCAGAGCTCTATCAAATTACATTGTAGATTCGAAGGGATTACCTCCCAGACTTTTAACAGATGCTATGCGTGTGAAGGCCGAGGGACCTGATCCATTATTAGCGGATACTGGACTTTTACAAGCACTTGCACTTCGACGCGCATTATTGGATAAACCTTATAAAATTGTTTACACTTCGGTGCTACGTCGTGCAATTGAAACTGCACTTATTGTCTTCGGTTCCAAGGATGTTGCTCTTTCACTTATTCCAGAAGATCTTCGTACACCTGGATTAATACAAGGTATCCGTGAACGAACAGCTGGCAATCCTTTTATAATTGTTGCACCATATTTAGCGGAAATTAGACAACGTACTCTTGGTATTCGTACACGAACAAATATCGATAACGAATCTATTGGCCCTGAACGTTTAGAGGAATGGCTTGGACCGCACAAGGATGAAGTATTAATTTTACCACGAGCTTTTGTGACAGAATTTAATATATTAGGATTCCTCAATGAACTTGCCAGTCTGAATAATAATGACAATGAATCTTCATATGCTGTTATTACTCATGGTAATGTAATGCGTTCAATCTATAAGGGGCTCGGCGCCGAAGAGCCAATGGAAGATAAGCGCCCCTATCCTACGGAAGTCTGGCCTATGTTGGTTGATATCCCTGGACGCAAAGTACTTCGTTATTATTCTGCACCTATTCTTCCTCCGAATGAATACAGACTTGAACGGAAGTCCGTTACACGTGATAGATTGAGACGTCATGGATCACGCTGCAGGTGGGTGAAGGCGATTACTAAGGGCGGTGGAACGCGAAAGCGCGTTCAGAAGTAAGCATTATCTTCTCCGACCACAGTGGGGAGAAATCCCTTCATGGCATTCGTGACATGAATGCTTCCTTAGTTCAGTGGCTAAGAACACTCAGCTGTTGGTATGTAATACAAATGATATTACAAAAAACCGGTATAACTGAGAAGTCGTTGGTTCGATCCCAACAGGGAGCGCAATTTCTTTACTACAATGTATTTTAGAAATTGCGCTATTAAAAATTGATAGAAATATTTTTCAATAAAATCATTATATCTTCAAAATGGAAAATTATAGAGAAACAAATAAACATGGAAATTATTATGGATATGTTCGAGTTGATTATGTTGCAACGCTAGCAAAAATTTGAGCCACCATAATCCAGTATTGTGGAGTTAGGTATGACAACACTAGCATGTATAACAACTATTTCAGAGGATACAATTAAGACTCTTGCAAACAGTGATCAAGTTCTTATGAATGTTATACAAGATCAAATTGGGCGTTATAATTATTATTATAAGCCCGATAATAAATGTATTGTGGGTGTGATAATAGGACACCCATTTCGCGGTGGTAAGCGTATTTCGTTAATAAACAATTATGGACAATTAATTGCGTTTCCAACATATGAAATGGTGGACGAGGATGAATATTTTATCCATGATTATGATGGTGCAGAGCCACTTACATCTTCAGAGATTGAATGCATTCAAAAACTATGTATGTCATCTGATCAAGAGCGATTATTATTGCTTTTGAATCAGCGACTCATACATAAGACATTTACAGTAGAATGTATGAAGAAACTGAGTGATGTTTCTGCAATAAAGGGTATTACTTTGGACAATCTGATTAATAGTATTTTGGAGTATATTCCTATTCCTGTAAAACGGGAAGCAGAAACCAAGGCGCACTTTACAGAATTAAATGAACGTTTACCGCCGCACAAAAAGGCAACAATAAATTTTCAAAGTGTTGATACATGGATAAATATAGGTAATATACATATATTTGCCCAAATTAAATGGTGCAGTAAATCCCATCCTGCAACTGACTTGAGGGATAAATATAGCACAAACATGGATGCAATGATAGGCATGTTAAAAGAAGTGTACGGGCCAGGCATAGTGGTACATAAATTATGGATTTGTAAGAAAGCGGGACCGAAATTACAGGAGGCGGCAAAAGACGAAGCTATAACAATTATTGATGCAGATGAGTCCGATACAATCTATACATTTACAAAGAAGGTTATTCCAGAACTATTAAAAATAGCAAATATTAAAAATCCGCTTACAAACTATTCCATACAAAATCAAATCGACCTTATTGAGGCGCAAACAACCGCATTATAATATGATTAATAATAATACGGCAAACAATTAGGATGGATGAAACACAGGAAACATTGATAGATTTTGGAGCATTTACAATTAGAAATGGACTGTGGTTTCTGGATCCAGAATACCAGAGTGCAGCTGTTTCTTTGGTCCATCATACAATGTTTCCAATCATTATTATAATTTTTTATTTCTTTTTGAAACCAAATAGTCCTTGGAAAATTGTGTTTTTTCTTATGGCTTTTACAGGTTATCTTTTGTATATATGGTATGATAGCTGTATATTAACGCAAATTGAATATCGACTGTGCAAATATAAAAATCCCTTGTTAGAATTTATTGATCAATTCTACCCAGAAACAGTTGAGCAAAATAAGGTAGCATCCAAACTTTCATTGTCACTATTAACAGTATTTTTCGGCCTGAATATAATTTATGACAGGAGGTGGTTTGTTAAACGTTAGATGCCGAAGCTAAATTAAATCCTGAGATATCAATGATATTTTTGGGGCTACTTTGTTCAGACATTGAACCATTACGGGCTTTTACGATGAATGCTTGAATGCGATCAGCAGCGGACCCAGGTGTTGGTACAAGAGGAGGGATATCATCCAATGGCGTTGACACGTCGCTCTGTTTTGTTTTGAAGATCGCTGTTCGTTCTAAATGATTGCAAATATCCGGTTTCTTAATTTGAGTAGTACTAAATTGCTTTTCGAAACGGGCGATAATGACTTCGGGAATTGGTGGACTCTGTTCAATCAGGCGATCAAGTTCATTACGACATATTTTAATGAAGTCCATGCTATCATGGCGTTCATTAGGATGTAAAGCTAATTCAACCGCGATTTGTCGCTGGAATTTCCCCCATGCTATTGAAACAACGCGATGTGATTCTTGATTTTGGGCGAAACGCAGGAAGTTTCCGAGAGTAGTCATGAGACCTGCAATTAATGAAACGCCACCAATTGCTAAATTGGCAAAGCGTTGGCTCTTATTGTCATCACCAAAAAAAGATCCCATGCCGAAGTTTGCCGTACCGGTCATCGTAGACAACATAATAACAGGAATAGTCAATGCATAATTGAATTTACTAAAGCGTTTTTCGGTTTTATCATGTAGTAATCTATAACAGGACGCAATATCGGACCAATTTGCCATCAGGTCCTCTTGTTCATGAGTCCAGCCATTGTTATGTTTCTTCTTCTTCTTTTCTTCGGGTTGTGTTGTTATAACCTGTGGCACTTGTTCATCAATGGGTATTTCGAGTTTGCTTTCCATTCTATTTTAATGATAGATTAATTGTGGTGCAATATCCATTATTTTACGCGTCAATTGAAATGCATCTGTTTGTTCGGGAAACATGATTGGATTTGTGCGTATAAATTTAATTGCTATTATAAAGACTGGTTCAAGAGTTTTAAATTCATCAATAAGTAGTCGATTTTGTATCAATAATCTGAATAATTCATTTAGATGCTTGATAAATACTTCTTGTTGATAAGTAAATAAAAGTAATTCAAAATAGCCCATTAGTTTAGCACCCATGTAGACATGATATAATCCCTTATTGTAATTGGGATCTAAACTAATTGGATATTTGATAATTTCGTAAATGACGTCAAGAAATGTTGTCATTAAAGTTCTATTATTTATTTGAATACGTAAAGACTATTCAATTTTAGTTATTAGGAAATGTATAATATGGTTAATAAAAAACATATTTTGTTGTCATGGCCGCGTTGTATTTATGGTTCGCAAGGGCAACAATTAACAGTTGAGCATTTGATTCCGAAGTATTGGCTAAAAACCATCAATGCACCGCCTCAGATCTACAATGATTATATTCATTTATTTCCTGCTGGTCGTCAAATTAATATGATGCGTGGCCATGGACCTATTATGAGCATTGTCCCTGCTGCACATCGTGGAGTTATTGCACGTTCATTGGAGCGAATGAGAGAAAAATATCCTGCCGTTGATCCTATTATGGATGAGGTATTGCCATATAATATGTATGTCAGTTGGTTACAAAATCCTGTATGCAAACATGAAAAAATTCGTCAGCAAGTTCTAAGTGAGCTCGGTTATTATTAAGCCCATATATCGAAATGTTTCGCCGCTTCATAAAGTGGTTTGAAAGTTTTTTCTAGGCGCTCCAATATTTCAGGATATTGTGATACATATTCATCCATTGAACGAATCCATATCATTGATTCCAAAGGAACAATAGCCTTCTTCGCAATATTAATCAATTCAATTAGATTCTCTGCTAAATGGGGATTTGTTATCGTCAACCGTTTCCAACCTGGATCACGCGTAATATCAACTACCTTCAATACCTGAATATAATCATTGTATCGCTCTTGTTTTAATTGTAGCGGACGTGTCAGATCCATTCGAGTAAGCTATTAGAATATATCAATCAAAAATAATAGAAATCAATTTTTATTTAGTGTAGCACATCGACTTCAATAGCCTTTGGCCGCGCGGATTGCAGCATACTGTGCTCCTTTCTTAGCGGTCTCAGCTTTGGCTTCTAGACCTCGTTTATAGATTTCATCTGCTTCCCTAATTGTCAGCTTCTTAATATCAATTGACGGCGGCACTGAAGCAAATTTCTTAGTTTTCAAATCTGTCTTATACATATAAGGGCCATAAGGACCTGTCTTAAATGTAAACGGACCAACTGTTGTTGCGGCCGCCTGTGGCGTTGCAATTTGCTTCGCTTTAATCTTTTCAATAATAGATTCTTCAGTATCATCAGGTTTGATAGAAATATTGAGATCCCTCCACTTCACATAAGAGCCATATTGACCTTTATGTTTTGTGATCGGATCGCCTTCATATGTCCCAATAGTTGGAACTGCTGCAATCTGTGCAGCAATATGTGCACGTGCTATCTCTGGTGTAATATCTGCGAATGTTATAGCAGCAGGCCAGCCATGGAATTTGGCTTTTTGATCTGCTAACTCTTGTATAAGGAGAGGACCATTTTTTGTAATCTGGGCCTTCAAGTTGTTACCCAGGTCTTTTACTGTTGCTGTTGCTCCTGTTGTTGCTCCTGTTGCTGTTGCTGTTGATAGAGTGGCAATACGATCCTTATAGGATGCCCATGTATCTTTTAGAACAGACTTCCATTCTTCGGAGCCATCAGCTACATGATCGAGGCGTGCTTCTAATGCAGCGGTAAATCCAAAGTCGAATAGATCATTGAAGTGTTTTGTAGCGAATGCCAGCATTTGTCGGCCGAGTTCGGTCGGTATCAGACGATCTTTCTCTGCTCCCTGATTACGTTGGAAGCTACTTTTAGAAATGGAAGTCTGAGGAGTTATTGAATATTTGTTGAGATTAACCTTCGTGCCTTCGATATTACGCTTTTCCACGTATTTCTTTTCAATAATTGCATCTAATAGTGATGCGAAGGTCGAAGGACGACCAATACCTCGTTCTTCCAAAGCCTTCACTAATGTAGCTTCCGTATAACGAGGTGTCGCTTTAGTAATATGTGGTTGTGTCTCTAACTGTGTCCATGTTACGGCGGCGCCAACTTTTAGAGATGTTAGAATGGCGAAGCTATCGCCAACTTCGCCTTCTGAATCACTATCATCATCGTTTGGTTGTACGGAGCCCACTACCTTCCAGCCTTCGAAGGTCGTTTTGCGACCTGTTGCGGACCATTCTAGATCATCATCGGAGTCGGACTTTGATGCGAATTTTACAGTAACTGTTTCGCCTTTTGCAGGCGCCATTACGGATTGAAGTGCACGATTACGAATTAGTTTATAAATGTTTCGATCCAGTGGCGTCCATTCATCACCTGCCAAGACGTCTTGCTCGAAGTGTGTAGGCCTAATAGCTTCGTGTGCCTCTTGGGCCTTTAACTCTTCTGTAGCCTTTGTGCGTTTTTTTGGCTCTGATGCTGTTGCTGTTGCAGTAGCGCAATAAGATGCGCCATATTTTTCTTTTACAAGTGCTTGTGCTTGTTGAACTGCTTCTGCACAAAGTACTGCTTTATCAGTTCTCATATAAGTGATATGTCCTGCTTCATAGAGTCGTTGAGCCACCTTCATAGTGTTCTTCGGATTACTGTGATAGAGTGACGAAGCAGCCTGTTGCAGTGTTGAAGTAATTAGCGGCAACGGAGGATTTTCTGTCCAGGGGCGCGTATTTGTTGATGTCACAGTACTTCCAATATCGGTCGATTTATTTTCTAAATAATTTGATGCAGATTCTTCATCCGCCAATTCTTCTGATAGAGATGCTTCAAAGGTTTGCTTGCCTGCGGTTAACCAAGATCCTTTAACAATCCATGATGTCTCTGCAGTATGACCGGCGACCTGATCTTCACGTTCAACAACGAACCGAAGTGCAGGGGTTTGGCATCGGCCTGCACTGAGTCCGCGGGCAACATGTTTCCACAACAAAGGACTGATTGTGAATCCAATCATCATATCTAGCATGGCCCGTGCTTGTTGTGCAAATACACGATTCATATCTAGTGTCCGTGGTTGTGCAACAGCACGACAAACCGCTTCTTTCGTAATTTCATGGAAGATTGCACGTTTAGTAGTCTTTAATGGCAACTTCAAGAGTAGTGCAACACTATAAGCAATTGCCTCACCCTCGCGGTCATCATCAGCAGCCAAATAGACTTCTGACACGCCGGCTGCTGCGTCCTTCAGGGTCGCAATAGCCTTCGATTTTTCCTTCATGAATACGAACCGAGGTTCAAAATCTCTATCAATTCCGATAGAGTCTAGGGTTTCATCTAGAGTTCTAATATGACCCATAGATGCAATGACTTTATAGTCAGATCCGAGAAATGATGCTATTTTACTGCACTTCGCGGGACTTTCAACAATTACTAGTTTGCTCATGATTCTACTATCAATTAATACCGTCTGATGGGTCAATTTTATGAGGAGGATATCGCTTATAGATATATATGATTACTATTAGTAGACTATGGCAACAATAGGTCGTGAGAATTTAACGCCCGGTGCTCTCTATGAATTGGTTGCACGGGGTAATAAGGATACATTCTTTTTTTCGAAGGAGCTTGATAAGGCTGAGAATCCATTTACAAATCTATATAGATCGACGGAGCCACAATTAGGTGAATGGCGTACACAGACTTCAACGAACGCTGTGGACTTCAGTAAAATGGTGGAATTTCAGTTAGAGGTATTTGGTGATGTACTCACTGACATGTATATATTAGTCGATATGCCTTCATGGCTTCCTTCACTTCCTGTAATCTCTGGGGGGACGACTTATCCGCCACAAGAAGCCAATTGGCAGAATCATATTGTAAGCACGACAGGTAACTCTTATGGTTGGGTTAGAGGAATAGGATATTTATTATTTGAGCGTATCCAGATTTTACAGGATTCAGTACTATTACAGGATATAAGTGGTGACAGTTTATTAGCGCTTGATCAGACTTCGGGGTCGAATAATCAGTATTATTTGCGTTCTATTGCATCAGGCATGCATAATGGTTCGGCGCGTTCTATTGCTGGTAATGCGACACCTGGGCGTCTTCGTCTTCGTATACCATTTCCGTGTTTACAGGGGCTTTATGATGGTGGTCTTCCGCTATGTGCATTGAGAGAACAGAACTTCCGTATCCGTTTCTATCTTCGTCGAGCTGAGACTTTATGGGAGTCATCGGTGGCGACAACGGTTGCGCCGTGGAATACAACCTTCAATGTACCTGGAATTGCAAGCGATTTAGGAGGTGAAGGTCGCTATGCATTGGCTGCACCACAATTATTATTGGAGACGCGGCAACTCTATTTGGCGGATGATCAAATTGAAGAACTTCGGAAGACACCTGAAGGTATCAAATGCCCTTTTATTCGTTATTATGATGAGACTTTTACGATCGGTGAACTCGATTATGCGGCCTTCGATCGCGGTGGGACTTCATTGATACAGCGGCGAATGGAAGGTCGTCATCCGATGGAGCGATTACTTCTGAACTTCAGAAAAAAGGAATGGCTTCAGGATGGACAATTATGGCGTATTGGTGGTGATGAATTCTATAACACTGTGGGGTTCTATGTGGCTGGACAAGAACGTGAATACCCGTGGCCTTCGGCCGTTCTTCATACAATTCAGGGACTTGTAAAAGATGATCGATTCATGGCCTCCCGAGGGCAAAGCGAACTACGATGGTCTATTCCTGAAGGCCGAGGGCTTTCCAGAGAGCCAACAGGTACTGTGAACTTCACGACAGCATCAAGACCGACGCTACAAATTGATCTAAAAGATGTGGCACCAGGTCCAGATGGACAGCGGACAACACTTTTACAGGTGTGTGGAGAGTCCTGGGGCATCTATGAAATAAAGGATGGCCGTGGACGCTTAGTTTATTTAGATTAGAGTGCAGAAGCTAATTGACGATATTGTTCCAAAATATCTGTATGCTCCTCTATATATTCCCTTTGTGTATAAAAGGCGAAATGAACGCAAATAGGATCATTAACAATTATATTAGGACGATTGTGTAGACGCGGCGCACGATTTGAAATATATTCTTCTTCATCACCTCTAATTGTCCTAATTATGTTTTTCATATCAGATCCAAACCATGATATACAATTAATGGATACACGAGCAAAATTAATTGGCATATGTATTGTAAAAGTTGTACGCCATTTATCGAGTGAACCTGATTTTACGGATTCAATAAATGTTCTATGTATTTGTTCACAGAACTCAGGATCTTTCCATGCAACATCATCCATACATTCGTATTTAGTCGCATTAGGGTAATCAATTATGGATCGATGTAAATGCGAAATAATTGCATTATTAATAATATTAGGATACATGAATAGGGGAGTTCTAAAAGATTCACGAGCTGTTTTCATCTTGTAAATAAATCCTGGCTCCAAATAAACAATATCATCATCAAGACGAATATAAATTGTATTTATATCTTTAGTAAATTCGAAAAAAGGGCCAATAGACATATTTCCATTTATAGGCCATCGCGCATTAATGCATTTAATCCATGAATTATTTGATGCTAAATTATGCATGTAATCAATATCATCCTGATTTGTAGTATTGATCCATAAATGCCATTCACTAAAATCGGTCTTCTGTGAATTCAGATATTTAAATAAAATTTCTAAATAACGTTTTCGCCCAGCAGGAGTTACAACTATACAATTAAACATTTAATATATAAAGTATATTATCTTTAGAACATGGCTTCAATCTCTTCAATTCTGTTTCGGCCGAGAGGCAATGATTCTTTTAGAATGTCGAGAGAATTCCACAGGAGGTCGAATACTTCATATTCATCTGAAAAATCTTTTGAACTATGATGTGGCTTCCATGCAGCTGCATAATCAATATACACTAATAGGGTTTTAGTGGCTTCAACCGGTACCATACCTTTAGAGGCAAAATGAGATAATGAACATTGAACATAGTTAATATATTTATCGAAGTCATAGCATTTATCAGAAGCGTTATGATAACAGTTCCTACACCAATGATGAGGCGGCTGCCAGCTATCAGGTAAATCAGGATATTCTTGTTTAAGATATTTGGATTTGTGAGACCAGCGTCCTAAAATATACCATTTACGTGCTTCAGGATTCAGGAGGGGGTGCGGACTATTAGATAGACGGCGTAACAGCTCTTTCTTCCACAGATCTGTTTGTTCTTCACAATGATAACAATCATTCCAGCCATCAGAATTACAGTCTTTATTGTAATGAAGTGCAAGGATTATCGGATCGTCACATAATTCAGATTGTTCCAGGAAGCCCACGATTGGATAACCATGTCTTGATGCGGGAATACGACTTTTAGCATGTTTGAAAGCTTTCATGGCTAATTCGAAGCACATGGAATGGTCTTTACCGAAGATACTATTCCATGATTTTTGTATTTCAGGATGTAGGGTCCGTTTAGGGAAATTTTCCATGATTTGATCTTTTACCCATAAGTGCATAAGGTTGGAATAAGATTTCATAAAAATTATATGGCGATTTGCGGCCAAATATTCATTCATCCATTGCCTTAAAGTTGGTTCATGTGTCTCAATGAAGTTGGCAATTTCTTTTAGGGTCTTGCTAAGTTGTAAACAATTATGGTAAAGTGGTGATTTAGGATCGTTAAAATGGTACATTTGTATGTCAGTCCAAAGGGTACGCCAATCTAAAAGTATTTGTCGAACATCTTCGAAAGACATTTAGAATAGTCTATGATACATAATTGAAAATCTTTAATGTCTGCAGTTCCGGTTGCACTACACGACAATACAGTTTTTATGTTGACCAACTATTAGAATGATAACTCCGAATATCTTTTCATTTTCTGGAAGTAATCTATTAGCATGGACTTCCGCCTATGCATTCTGGGAACCAATCAGTTATTTCTTATTCCCTGCTGTCTTTAAGGCTACCACAACCCAAGAATATTATAATCCGCGTAAATTTCCATTTGCTATAGTCGCATTCGGTGATTTCATTTATAGTACAATCATTTTCATAATTGCACAGGTATCGATTACACATTTTTTTGGCTCAGGCACTGCTTCTAGTTGGGTAGACTGGATTAAGCGCCTCGGTATATTCTTGGGTATTCAATGGACATTAGATTTATCATTCTATGGTTTCATTACACAGATCTCAAAAGTATATAAAAACAAATACATAGATTTCTTCAAGAGATATGGTTCACAAGTGGGTATCGGGGCGCCTATTGGAGATTCTATATATGCTATTATTTGGCTTTTGACCACACAATTAGTAACTGGTGGATTACCGGCATGGGGTCAGACATTAGCTATTGTGACATTTATATTTATGACTTTAGTGTTTTCCTATTAGATTTGCCTAGCGTGGCACAACGGCAAAAAAAGCACATCCTATACATGTACCTGAGTGTCCTGTAGTTTTACTGTCCTCATGGTTTCCATGGCCCAAATCATCCTTATCCACATGGACTATAAGAGTCCGCCCCCCCCCAAAGTTCACTTATGTGACAATTAGGAATAAGTATATTTCTTACTAAATTGTTTGCCGCCACTAGGCATTTCAATATTACCTAATTCACCATAGTCTGTAGGTATCCCCTTATTCCAATGAGAGCAAGCACATTTGCATCCTGTGTCTCGCAGATTGCCGGCCGTATTAATATGGAACTCGTGTGTGCCATTAGGTAATTTAGTAAATTCAATCTCAAGAATAATTGATTTATTGCGCTAAATTGCAACAGCTTGACTGACTATTAAGTGTGGTAAGTGTATAAACACATTTGTACATAAACTATAATATTTTTATTTTAAAGTTTCTTAAAAACTTTACAAACAACATCTTCTGAATGATAATAAAAATGCTGTGTTTCAATTATTTCCATATTTAAATTTTTGCATAAAATATCTAATGATTTATCTGAAAAAAATAATGTATGATAATGTGTATCTATATTACAGTAGTTAAATGATGAACTTAACATAATTAATACACCATTATTATTTAATAAATCTCTTAATTCTTTGAAGTTTGAATATGGATCAATTAAATGTTCCACATAATTAGTTGTATATATAACATCAAATTTATCATTATCATTTATTTTTGATTTTATATAATAATTATCAGATATTACATATTTATCATAACCAATTAAATTATACTGTTTATCTCTCATTTTTGTTATTAATTTACTCCATTTTCCACAAGCAAAATCAAGATATTTTTTTGATTTATCATTAAAATATGATAATGTATCAAAACAACTTATCCAAAAATCAGACACATCCCCCTCTGAATAATATGAATATAGATCTGCATAATCATTTCCAATTTCTTCTAGACTTAAATTTAAAAAGCGAAGGTCTCCAAATATTAAATCACAATTAGGACATTTATATCTAATTAATTGACCAGCATGAAATAAATCATTAGCTTTATAAACTTTATATTTATTTATACTATCATTATAAAAACAAACCGGACATTTTAAAGTAGAAATATTTGGCTGTTGTAAATTTTGCCATCGTTCAATTAATCTCTGTTTAGAGGGATTCATACTGTCTAGTTATATATTTTCTTTAAATATTAAATTACAAATATAACAACTGCCTACTAAAGCTTTTATACAGGAAATATCTTAGAAATATGCCGCGTATACTTTTAGTGACGATAGCGATTGGTGAACGCTATTTAGCAGAATACAATCGTCTATTCCGTCCGAGTCAACAGGCATATGCTGCGCGTCACGCCTATGATTTCAAAGTTATAACGGATTGGCTTTCAGCAGAACGCGATCATAATTGTGTTTCGTTCCAGAAGATTTTGGTTGCATCACAGCCATGGTCGTCCGATTATGATATAATTGTATTTGTTGATGCAGATATCTATATTAATCCTGATGCACCTGAGATTCCTTATTGGACCCTTGAAGGACGAATTGGTTGTGTGAATGAATGGTTTCCAGGGCGTGCCAAATTTGCTGCGACCCGTGGTTGGGAAACTAGTGCGGCTGACTATTATGCCCTTGGCTCTAAGGATTTCGTATTGCCTGCCACCGTTGGAAATATTTTAATCAATACAGGTGTACTTATTATGCAGCCACTATTACATGGTGATTTCTTGGAAGACATTTATAAGCGGCATATAGGAGGTGCACCAGGTCATAAACGTGGATTCCATTATGAGCAGGCGGCAATTGGTTATGAATTGATTAAGGCCGGCATGTATACGTTAATAGATGTGCGCTGGAATGCGCTGCTGCCATTAGCTGAAGGCATAAGGGAAACTGCATTTAGAGCAGCCAATTATTTTATTCATTATGCCGGCAACGTAAAGCCGCAACTATCTAATTGAATAGATAAATAACAAAAAATGAGTATATGTGCTCTATGTGAGCAACCAATTATTGATGGACAACATAATTATATTAAATTAGTTTGTCCAGCAAATCATATATTCCATCTTAAATGTGGCATTGTGAGTATAAATCGTATATATTCTGATGCACCATGTGAATGTCGTATTTGTAGCTTTAATTCGACAGAAAATGATATTGTGACGGCGCCTGTAGATGATGGTGTGCCGTCATTTCAGGATGCGAATCGTTTGCTAGATGATAAAGCGACTATTGTTGAGAATAAAATCATGAAAGAGACTCGAGATAGTGTTGAGCGTGAAATGGATGCGGCTGATGCACGTAAAATAAAGGAATTTGTAAAGCATGGACTGAAAGTTAAACGGATTGAAACTAAAATGCGAAAATATTATCGTCAAAAAATTAAGGATTTTAAGGCCGAAGTCGAGGATTTGACCCGACTAAGTAATACTATTTTCCGCAAATATTATAATGAAATCATGGAAAGCGATGAAGTGAAAGAATTTCAATCAAGTTATCGTTCATGGCGTTATAAACATCGGCGATTCAATGAATTAGTGCGAAAATATAATACACACTTAGACGGGACAGAGTTTAATTTTTTACGAACACTAGGTTATAAAAATATGTATACATTTTTCCATTCACGAGTGAATTTGCATATTTGGTATGCATTGCGTAATTCAAATTTGGACATACTTTATAATATTAAAAATACACGTGCTAAATGATAATCAATTATAGTGTAGGCGGAATTATTTCCGTTTTAACTTGTACTACCTTAATCTCTTCAGGTTTCGTTTTTTTATAGGCAGCAGCAGCGGCAGCGGCAGCAGCTTTATCGACTTCTGCGATAGCAGCGGCAATGCGAGCACGTTCACGTCGGCGCATATCTCCATCAGATTCAGTGAAGAATCCCCAATCATCGGTGCGCCACTGCGGCACAGCACATTTATAATAGTAACTGATATCCATGAGTTCCTTATTACAATAATCACGAAGAGCTTCTATCTCTTGCTGATATTGTGGCCATAGATCATCAAATGCATTTGGATTTGATGCAACTTTAGCGTCGGCATCAACGACGAATCGGCGGAAAATTTCTGCGCCGATATTACCGAATGTATCGAGGATCTCGCGAATGACGCGATGACGTTCTCGTTTACGTTCTTGATTCATCAATATACATTCAATATCGGCCTTATTCATTTCTTTTAGAAGGAATTTGACACGATAATCCTGATTGACGACTTCTTCAATATGAGCATTATATGCTCGTGCTTCGATATCAATAGTATGATTAATAGAGCGATAAATTTGTTCAATAATCGCATTATTTTCCTTTTTCTTGAGACGACTAATGGATCGCAGTGGCGGGAGACCGCCGCATTGAATATCACCAACTGCGCGACCAGGGGCCTGCCCTTGTTCACGCATATAGGCGAAATAATGAGGGTTATGAATAAGACCCCCTGAAATAATTTTTCCTGTATTCCAGTCGAATGGAGTTTTACAGGATGTACAAAACATTTGGCTACAGCCTTCCGTTTTGTAAATGCCTTCACCGCATTTAGGACACATCTTAGTATCTTTTGCGATGAGTTGTGCTGTTGCAATATCACCGGGCTTACATGTATGCGCCGTATCGCGATCTTTTCCTTTTACGACAAGGCATTCTGAGCAACTGAAATTTTCACAAATACCGCACTTCCATGCGGTGGACAAGAAACCATTACATTCAGGATGAGTACAACGGCGCACAAACGCTTTGCGTTCTGCTGCAGTCTTCGCAGATACTGCCGCTACGCCGCCATTTTCATCTAGGCCGGCTTGGAGTCGGCTAATCTTTCGATATACAGTATTAATTTCTGCTTCAACTCGATCCATTTGTCTTTGTAATTCATCACGTTTCAGACGGAGTGGATCTAGCTCTTTATCCATATTACGACCGCGCACAATACGCTCGGCCACAATCTGAGATTCAGGCAAATAGGCCTCTTCATGTCGCCACAAAATTTGGCGACGATGTTCTGCCCATTCTCCACTCATAAAAGACTTCGTCAAATGTTGCAATTGAAATCGCCTTGACCAGCCGAAATTACAATTCATACAATGAGGATCTGTAATAATCGATAGCTGATAGCGTTGAACACATTTAATACATGCATTGTAATTACATTTAGGACAGCAGATTGGTTTACGTAATTGATTCGTAAATGTATCATAACAGACAGGACAACATTGTTCTTCGTCTGTTGTAACAATTTCGTTTACTGTTGCTGTTGCCATTATAGTTTTTTACCTATGTATCAGAGGCTTAAAGTCATTCAATTTTTACCGCGATTACGGTTACTTCTTGTTCTGGAAAACCGTTTACAGGGATATTTTGCAGCGACGTCTGCCATAATTGTTTGCGCCGTTGGCGCTAAGGATTTATGAATAAAAACAGTTTCCTGTCGTTTCTGTGTGCGGCCTTTACCTGAAACGGTTTCGCGTTTTCCATGGGATGCAAGACAAACAAAATCTTCAGGGGCGGAATATTCACTTATTATTACAATATTGCCGGCTGTAGTCATTTTACGAGCCCAATCCCAGAAGGTGGATGAATCGAAGCTATTTCTATATGCTGCAGTGTCTTCATATGGCGGATCACAATAAATCAGAGAGCCTTTAGTATTTGATGGAGTATAATGATTATATGATCTGTGATAAATGGAAGTCTCGTGGAAGATTGGATTATCATGGAGTCGATTATAATAACGTTTCCGTTCTGCAGGATAATTACGATCTTTATTTCCTACATAGCCGGCGAAGTATTTGCCATTGTAACTGTAAGTGAAGGCTGCATATGCTGCAGCTAATGAGTCGGTTGAAGGATCTGCTCGAAGTGTTTGATAGTCTTCGGCACTAATTGTTGGATGTTCTTTGGATTTTTGAATGTGCTTTAATAAAACAATTAGAAGGTCATTAGAATCACTGGCAACATATGAAGCCTTATTTTTGACGCGTCGAAGTATATGGCAGTAACCACAGAATGGTTCAATGTACGGCATTTTGTCGAATGCAGGATGATTTAAAATTTTAATGATATGATTTGCACCGGTAGCCTTACCGCCTAGGTATGCCATTCTTATCCTAATTGATGGCTCGTTTAATTTCTTTGATTTTAGTATAGAAATGCAAATCGACCCTGCTATTAATGCTCAAGCTGCTTCTGATGCTACCGTTAGTTTTGGAGGTCGCCGCCGCTCTTATCGCAAGGCCCGTAAGTCTCATCGCAAGGCCCATCGTAAGTCTCACCGTAAGTCTCACCGTAAAGTGAATCGCAAGAACCGTCGCACTAACCGCCGCAACCGTAAGTAAATTACACTTAGCGGAAGGGACTGGACAGGGAGAGACAAATAACTAAAAGCGGAAGGGGTTTGGGGTTCAGCTCCAAGCATAGCTTGGAGCCAAACGCGTAGCGGAACAGCATGTTCCCCACAGGGAGAGGCAAATAACTAAAAGCGGAAGGGGTTTGGGGTTCAGCTCCAAGCATAGCTTGGAGCCAAACGCGTAGCGGAACAGCATGTTCCCCACAGGGAGAGGAAAATAACTAAATTACACTTGGCGTAGGGGGTTGGGGTAAGCTTCGCGACAGAGGCACTCTCCCCATAAGTAAATTAAACTTAGCGGAAGGGGTATGGGGAACAGCATGTTCCCCCCCCCCAGGAATTAAAGTATAAATTAATGTAATGCGCAGATAGGACAATGAGTTACACAGAATCAGGGCGACTTGCAGCATTGCAAGCATCCGTTCGTCGGTGCACTGTTAATGATGTAATTAGAAATATGAGCAAAATACCACCTGTTCCTTATGGAAATACTAGTGCACAAGGAGTTGGTGATGCTTCATCGTCCCACACAGAAAAAATAGCCCAGCAATTTCAGCCTGGTGGAACCTGTTTTGTAGAACGGAAATTATACCAGGCACCATGCCCACCTGGTACTATCATATCTGCAACACAGACTATACAAACGGAAAGTCAATATACTAAAAGTGTGCAAGCAGCGGCTATAGCATGCGGTACAGGTTACGGTGTTCCTCCCATTTCGGCGGGTGGGACAACTGAATCAGTTCGTCTTCGGAAATTACAAGATCAAATTAATTATTGCGACTACACGGTAAACCCAGATGCAAGATTCCTAGAATATCAGAGATTTACACCAACACCTTGCCCCCCGGCCCCTATTGCCAATAATATGCCTGATCCTAAACCACGTTTCCCGTGTGCTCTTAATCAGCAAGTCGGCAATACGTATTAATTGTCCTGCTCTTCATAAAAAAATATTTTGTGTTACAATTAGAAATGAGCGTTGCAAATTATGATGGATCCGATGTAACACGTTTCCGTAAGGCCCGTGCACTCTATGCTTACAAGTCTGCAAATCAAGCTGCTGTTCAAGCAAGCCTATCTCAGCAGCCTTACCAGGGACCCCCTCCGCTTGCTGATGTAGTGACAAATACAAATCTTGGTGGACCAAATCTTGTGCGTGATGGCTGTATTATCCATGCCGGCTGTGGATGTGCACCTACCATTACTTGTCAAGGTGATCCTGCACCGGTTGGGGGGCAGTAATATACTCTAAAATTGTATTATATTAATACTACTTTTAGAATACATTTTGAAGGGTCTAGATCGCCCGAAAAAATTTGAAAAATAAATTCCACTTATGAATTCGCTACGTTATGGCTCCCAAAGTTGAAAATAAATTTACAAAGGTCAAGAAAATCGAGAAAGTCAAGAAGAACACATTCGATGACAACGATACACAGCAATCATCAGGATTATGGTCTTATGTAACAGCAGCTTATAATTATTTTACAGGTTATAAACCACCGAAGAAACGCAAATCGTCGCCAAATAAGGAGCTTATTGAAGCCGAGCGCTTAAAACTATTAGATTTAACAAGTTATATTTACACTGATAAAAAACTATGTAAACATAAATTCAAAGAATCTTTGAAGAGCATTTATGAAAATGCCAAAACCGAATTTCACAAAGAAAATCGAACAAAATTTGTCTATTACTATGAATTATATTTATATGAATGGAACCATCCGCACAAGCCAATATATTTTGCTTTGCTAGATGAAAATGAATACAAAAATAGAGATGATGATTTACATGATCTATTAAAAATGGGATTCAAAATCTTTAGAAAATATAATTAGACGTTCATTGTAAATGAACGTGTCCGTGGCCGAATACGTGTGATACGTTGGCTAACAGTTGTATCCAGTAGATCATATGATCCGTCCGCAAACATGTATTTTTGCTTGCCGCTAAATTCACCATTTAGGTAATTGCCATCAAACATCAGGCGACCAGTTGTTGGGCTCCAAATCTTCCATGAGCCACTCTTTTGATTATTTTCATAATTTCCATCAACATCGATTGCATAATATCCGTTAGGAAGAATTGCAAATTCGTAATAAGGTCCGTGTTTCTGACCTGCGCTATTCTCCTTCCAATAGCATGTTTTATTAGGATTGTGCTTAAATGATTCATCGAAAATGGGTTTATTCGGCAGTATATCCAAACACTGTGGGCATTTACCATTACAACGGATCATCTCAGCACAAAACTGGTGAATATTCATTGTAGTACATTGGCAATACGTCCTCTTAATAAAAGGATGCATCTCGTCCTCGGTCTCATAACAAATTACGCACTCGGTATCAGTCATTATTGTAGTATAATTTACTTATTACAAGTAATACAATATGTATTTCAATTTTTTTACACTGCAATCCTCATATATTTTATGAAGAATACAGGGCTAATTACTATTAGACAGAATGGCAATGCTATACAAATACTTGCAAGTGTAAGTTGCAGAAGTATTTCCATATTATTGTGTATTATTATAATAACTAATTATTCAAATTTATCAGGTTCAAAAATTGAAGATTTGTTAGTTATGGTTTACAGTACCGATGAATAAATAATATAGATGTATAGTTAAACCTTTTTTAATATATTCACTAGATGGAAGCAGGGGCAAAAGAAATTTATTCTGCCATCGATTTGGCACTGATTCAAAACATCGGTTGTTTAATTGGACGTAATGGAAATGTCGAATTGGAGGCACAACTAGGGTGTGGGCCGTGGAGCGCCCCCTTAATGATGTGTGCAGGTATTTGGCCTGATCGCGACACTAGTTATGATTTATGGCGCTCTCAAGCAATTCAGGCAACTTTTAGTGCAGATATTTTAGCTGCAGGCTGGTATGCACCATTGGCTGCTGAGGAGAACCGGTGGCTGCGACAAAATAATTTTACTGGTGTCACTGTGGAGTTACAGTCTTTAGAACCATATTTTGTTGATAAGCCATTTAGATGGACACGACTATTAGAAGGACAAAAAGTTGCTATTGTGAGTCCATTTGCCGAAACATGTGTAAAACAGGTGATGCGACGTAATGCAATATGGAAGTCTGATGCTGATACTTTGTTGCCGTTAAATACTGAATGGCTTGCTTTTAGAACTGGATTTCCTCCTGATATTGCTCTTGGTACCTGTGGATGGCCGGCAAATATTAATGATTGGCAGGACGCGGTCAATCATATTGTTCGCGGCGTCATTGATTCGGGAGCATCTATTGCTATTATTGGATGTGGAGGGCTAGGTATGTTAATTGGTGCTGAGCTAAAACGCTATGGAATAATTGCAGTGGTTATGGGCGGTGCTTTACAGGTGCTTTTTGGTATTAAGGGAAAACGCTGGGCCACTAATCCTGACATAAATAAATTCTGGAATGAGGCATGGATTTGTGCACCTGAACGACCTGAAGGACTGAGTCTAATAGAGGGAGGGTGCTATTGGTAAGGCCGGCTTTCAATGCGTCCCAAAATATGTTAAAAAATCAATCACTGAAATATAATGTTTAATCTACCGGCTGATAGTTATATTGTTTACGGTGGCATTGCTCTCGCCATTACACTCCTAATTGCGGCAGTTGTGTTTTTTGTTAGAAGTCGTAAAACTGTAACTAAGACTATTATTGATGACCGCGATGATGATGGTGTAACTGTCGGATCTTTGCCTACACCGATTGTACCTGCAGGAGAGAATGTAGATGAATTGCCGATGGAAGAAGGTAGTGCTTAAACTTTGGATGCGGGCGACTATTAGAAGAATGCAAATTAAATGCCCTTATTGTTATACACCGTTTACTTCTAGTGAATTGTGTAAAACACATTGTGAATCTGAGCATGCAGATGAACTTGCGGAGCCTTTAGGAAAGGACTTTTATATTGCGGATTATTTGAAGGAAGAAGAGATCTTCTATCTTCTGAAGGAAGAGTTTACAGGGCGGGAACATAATATGGCTCTATTGGAAGCACGTGTAGCTGAACTTTTACAAGGGCAACTGCCAGAGGATTGGAATTTCGGACTCAGAGCTGGGAAGAATAGCGTGCGACATATCTTAATGTCACGACGTATCTATCTTTGTTTATGGCCTTGTACTCATATTCCTTCTGAAAATGTTCCAGAAGAGGAGCATGAAGTAAATCTTAATGGATGTTGTGATGCCCGTAAATACTTCGGTGAATTTATGGATGCTATGTGCGATTCTTATAATAGTGATTATGCAGAATCAGAATAGCGAGGATTATTTTAACCATTTATTCACGTAAGCACCATCTTTATCGAATTTTTTAGCCTGTGTCTCAGCATCAAGACGTCTGAAAGGGGCTTGTGAAAAAGGGAGAACTGAGGCGACCCAGCACCAATTACCAAAGTTCTGAGCAAAATCATAATCCACTAAATGTTTAGCGAAGAATCGTTCACCCCAGCGCCAATAAATATTTTTGTCTTTCACTAGCCAATTAGAAACAATTAGGCGTGCACGATTATGCATATAGCCTGTCTGTAAAAGTTGCTGTATAGCTGCATCCACTATAGGCACACCTGTTTCTCCTTTGGTCCAAGCATTAAAGACAGCGCGATCTTTCGACCAGTCGGCATAACCCGATTCACCCTCTGCCTGAAACTTATAGGGACTTATGCCATATAAGTCCTCGAATGCATTACAAATATGCCCATAAAAGTCACGCCACCAAAGCTGTCTTTGTAAGGATGGTTTACCATCAGCTGCATGATAGAATTCCCTTATGCTAATTGTACCAAAATGATTATGCGCCGAGAGGTTAGTCGTCTCTTTTGATGGGACATCATGGACTGCATCGTAGTCAATGGATTGAACTTTTGCTAAAAGTTTTAGGCCTTCGCTACGACCACCATGTACATGGATAGATTCAATATGTTCTCCTAGTGCATCGCGTACATCATAAACTTTTAGGGGTGATCTACCACGGAACCATGGAATAGATCGTGGTTTTACTCGGGGTTCAGGAATATGGCGACGTCGTGCTGTTTCATAGAAAGGAGTAAATTTCTGATATGTGCGCCCTGTACCTGTTAAGACAGATCCTGGAATAGTTAAATAAGTGTCATGAACTTCATTATATGGAATTCCTAATGCTTTCAATGATTCGGATCGTTTTTTAGCAAATGGTGTATAATCGACAGTTTCGAATATTGCAACCGGTTTGATTTTCTGGATAACGTCTGCAGTTTCCCCATAATAGAAGTATAGACGTCCACCATCTGCGATAATGTCATCTGCTAATTCCATCAAACTTGCGACCATAAATTGGACTGATGCATCGGAACGATAACGATTATTATCAATTTGCTGAGGTGTAAAGATGAAGACCGGAAGAAGTGAGCAATTATGTATACGACAGAATGTAACAGCTTCAATTAAGGTATTATTATCATATAACCGAAGATCCCGGTGAAAAATATAAACTACAATGCCACCAGAAACAACAGAAGCAGATGCCATCTTACTATTAGAAGAGATATGAAGAATTTATATGCTATAATGTTCGCATTCATAATGGCCATCAGTGATTTATTCAATCTCAGCTTTCTGAAAATGCTACGTACAGGTCAAGTTACTAATATGGCATGGCTTGGACTTCCTGTATTAGTATATGCATTACAGCCTATTATATTTTTCTTTGGTCTAAAATATACTTCGCTAACTGTATTGAATTTATTATGGGACGTGATCAGCGATATTTTAGTGACAACTGCAGGTATCTTTTACTTCAAAGAAGTTGTGACCTTCCGCCAAACAATTGGAATTGTCTTCGCTGTTATAGCAGTTGTATTATTGTCATCGGATTAAAATTGATTGTATTATTTCTATGTTATACTATTTAATTACAATTAGAAATGATTGATCGAGTTCTTATCATTACAAGCCATTATGAATGTGGGGCCTATGCATCGCAGGTTGCCAAACAATTAATTGGGGCTGGTTTCCAAATTCGCCTCGATATTGATAAAGATAATAGTTTTGACAGTTATAGGCGGCGTATTATTGATGCACCTGAAAGAATTCGAATTTTGATAACAGACTATGAAAATTCGGATTCTAAAGTAACAATTGGTATTCGAAATTATTATTACAAAGTACTAATTGTTGGACTATCTAAATTGAATGAAACACTTCATGATATTTATTCATCAGAGCTACATTAATGTTATGTGTGATTCTGCAATATAAAACACTTTTTTATAGCCGAGCTCATGTAATATATCTGCTGCTCTACGTGCCCTCTGTCCTGTGTTGCAATAAAGCAGAATCTGAGCATTTCTATTAGGATAGAGTGTTGGCATGATTTCTTCAAGGTCAGCAGCAGGAATATGGATACTATTAGGATAGAAGCCGAGCGTTTCACGTTCTAAACCAGTTCGTACATCAACTACCATATTAAATTGTTTCTGTCGTAAAAGTTCTTTCGCTTCTGCTGCACTAATCCGAAATCGACTATTATGGGCGTAATCATATGCGGCATAACTAATTACTCCAATTAATAGCACAGCGATTAAAATAAATCCTTGACGGAGGTGCATTCTATTTGGATAATATATTCAATTTCTTTGCAGCGAGCCATGTAAGCGCAAAAAGTGTACCTCCCCACAATGTATCCTGGATTGCGAAAGATAATGTATAGTTTTTAATTGTTGCGTAATTAGTGAAATCATATACAGCATAAGTAGCTGCACCAATAGCTGCAGCATGCTGCCATGATTCCGCATGCAATAATAAATAGGCTAATCCTAAATACACAGGAACGGCCGCTAAAATACGGAATTCTAAGGGACTACCTTGTATTTTCATAATCATTGGTTTAAAATTAGAGGCGGTTAATGTCAAATAAGGAGCATCTATGAATACCATGATAATCAATAACACAATGTAGTTCCTTAAAATATACATAAACATTTACTACAATAATGAGGGAATATAAACTGAATGGTTCTTAATTGATTTAGAGCAATATGTCAATAGTGCAATTGGAAGAATTTGACGAATCTTTAAGGGGACGTCGTATGTGTGCATATTTGCCAGGCGGTGCAGATGCAATGCAATATATTAGGTTACTTGTAAGTAATGTATTGATCGGAGGAGAACCTTTTACACGCATTATTTGTGTAACAGCTGATCCTGTATATCGGCTTTTAGCGGACAGTATTGGAGCAACTGTTATATGTACAGCACGAGATAATAGTGATTTGTCAATGATTTTAACAGCATCTAATCAATCGCCGTCTGGAACATTAATTGTATTATTTCCTGATATCGTTCGTTGTCCTGACGCATTTTTCTCAAAAATGCCAACCGCTGTTACATTATTAGTGCTTCGACCTGCAGATGATACCAATGTATCACAAAGTTGTAGTATACATATAATGCCGTATGTTAAGGAGTTGGGGTCAACAGAATATTCTGTGGTACATCGGCGTCTAATAGGGCTTAATTGTGCAGGCACACATGATGTAAATGCAATTCTGAAAGAGCTGCGTGTTGCACAAGCAGGTCTTATGATTGTTTTAAATAAACAGTTAAAGCATGATTTATATTGGTGGAATACTTCGGAGGAAGTCCCTCAATTGAAACGAAAGCCTGATGTTATTAAGGGTTTATTACGTTTTATTGCGGACACTTTTTAGTTGGAGCCTATTTACATAGTTTCCTCCTCTGAGCCGCTGCCGCTTTCACCGCCACCGCGACGCTTGGTCTTGCGCATTCCCTTACGGAAGAGCTTGAAGGTACCCTTCTTGGCGATGAAGCCCATCTTACGCAATGTCTTAATACGCTTCATGCCGATTGCATGCTTGCGACGACTGACGATGCGGCCGGACTTCGTCTTCATGAGGTCCTTACGAGTGAGGCCACCGCTAGTATGTCTAGCATTACCATGCCATACCTGTGCCTTAGAGCCTAGAGCGATTTTTGCGCCACCTGCCTGATTCTTACGCGTATTCATTTCTAACTATAGTGTCGAAAATTTCACGGCAATACAATTAGGAATATGAGGACTGCCTTCAATGCCGGTACGGCACTCATTATAGTCGGAGTCATTATAATTGCCAGTATAATTGGAGCCACATTTTGGCATTATTTTTGGAGCGAAGCACGCCGGGCAGCCAAATCAGAATTTGATTCAATTGTGGCGCGCACGGAGAGGAAACCCGGAACTATTGTTTGGTTAATGAGATCCTATTTGCCAAATGTAAAGGCCGGATCAGAAATAACTGCTCATGAATTGAATAAATATTTACTTAGTCTCGGCTGGCGTATTATAGTAGTATTACCTGATTGGCAACAATGGGACGTCGACGGCGTCAAATGCATTAAATTTGATCCTAATAGTCGTGCAGTGGCAGATGCATTCATGGCTGCTGATGTTTTTTTCTGTCAGAATTATGATACAATTAAAAGTATTGATGTATTGGAACCTTTCAAAAAACCTATTGTGTATTTTTTACATGTAGAAAAAGAGAAGCATGATATCTTACAGACCCGATTTTCTGTGCCGATTGGTATAGTATTCAATTCAATTACACAGAAAGAAGCAAATTCGACAATCCATGATAATACCATTTTGCGCCCCTTCATAGATTTTGATAGATTTACGCCACGTTCACGACATGTGATAGATGGACCTGTTGTACTTCTTAATGTAAATAAGAATAAGGGTGGAGAGCTATTAGTGAAGTTGGCGAAGTCAATGCCTGATGTAAAGTTTTTGGGTATTAAAGGTGCATATTTGAAGCAGATCGAAGATCGTCTTCCTAATCTGGATTATATGCCATTACAAGAGGATCCGCGACGTATTTATGAAGGTGCAGGTATTGTTATAATGCCTTCGAAGTCTGAGAGTTGGGGGCGTGTGGCATTAGAAGCAATGGCTTCAGGAGTTCCTGTAATTGTCTCGAAGTCTCCTGGTCTTCGAGAATGTACTTCGAATGCTGCAGCAAATTATTGTGCATATGATGATGTAGCATGCTTCGGTTCAGCAATAAGAAAACTTCGGTCAGATCCTATAGCTTATAGAACTGCTGTTGCTTCTGGATTAAAACGTATTAAATCTCTGACTTCGGAAACGGACTTCTCAGACTTCGATAAATGGATCCAAAACTGTTTAGTAACATGGAAAGCGACAGAGCACGCCTTCGATACGATATTTGTTAATGCTCGTCCTCCTGCTAGTTGGGATTTTCCTTAATCACAGTTACAATAGCTTTCTTTCTATTTCGATTGAAAAGTCGTGTACGTTCAACTAATTGTTCTTGTTCTGTGGGACTAATAGCGGGTTCACCGATTTCCGAACGACTAAAGATTCGTCGACCGGTTTCTGCATTGACCTGTTCCATTTGTGTCTGAATCGGTCGAAGGTTTTGGAGCGTTGCAATCCATATATCATATTCTAAGGGTGTAGCTCTACGAGTCTTGAAGAAGCGTAGAATTGAACCAACCATATTATGGACTGCTAGATCTTGAACATGCGCAATAATATCTTGAGCTGGGCTACCATATAATTGTTTTAGCAGTGGCGGTACGACATCTTCGGCAAAGACTTTTAGAGATCCTATAATTGGAACAATAAGCCGGTGTTGCTGCTGTCCTTCTTGTAATAGCTCTTCTTTCAAGGTTTGTAATTCCTCCAATAATTGTGGGGTTAAGGGCTTCTGCTCAATACCGAAATGCTGGCAAACTCGTTTATATAATGATTCTGTTGCGACTTCAATGTCTGTGAATTCTGATAAAGATTCTGTATGCGATGCCTGTAAGACAAAGAGTGATTCAGGAGCAGTAATGCGTCGGCGGCTCAAGAATATACGAAGCGGTGCATCTAATAAGGGAACTTTGGCTGTTAAAGAGTTAGATGCAACAACGAAATGTCTGAGATCGCGGAGCTTAGGTGCATGTGATTCCCATTTGTCTTGTACATGAATTTGTTTGGAACCGAAACGGAAATAATGATCGATTCCAAAACAGCAATCACCGTAGGCTTGCACTAACGTATTTTCATCTAATAGTTCTATTGATCCTCCATGGACTTTGAATCGTGTTTCTATTCGTTTTTCTAATAGTCGTCCGAGACGTGAAGCCTGTTCTGCTGGCGTGGCCATCTTTTAGTATAGAAGATATGATGGCATAGTATTACCCACGTGTGTAGATTCTAATTGTGTTAAAGTGCCCGGACTCATTCCGAAGCCTTCCTTCACGATGAGAACGCTTAAGAGAGCTAAAATCAAGAAAAGAGTAAGTGTACGCATTTATACTATAGTAGAAGAAAACTTGAAAATTTAAAATAATTAATGTATGAAGTAAACAACATGACATCGACAACCGACAAAGTTATTATTTTCGACACGGAGACAAATGGTCTTCCGAAGTCTTATAAAAAGGGAGCATTAGAGGGTCCCAATAATTGGCCTGATATTGTTAGTATCTGCTGGATGCTGTATTCTGGCGGGAAGTTATTATGGAAGGAATATCATATTGTACGTCCTGATAATTGGCGCATTAATGCAGAATCGACGGCCATTCATGGAATTACGCATGAACATGCTGAGCGTGTAGGGCGTCCATTAGAGGAAGTCTTGACGGCATTCCGTCGTGATGTAACCGGCTGCCGGCGCCTTGTGGCGCATAATTTGAATTTTGATATGAATGTTATGTTAAATGCTTATAAATGGCGTCTCAACGATCCATTAACATGGTGGCCGTCCGCGGATGCACAATTTTGTACAATGATGAAGGCAACAGATGAATTAAAGATACCGAGTAATAACGGATATGCGTCTTATAAATGGCCTAAACTGGATGAGCTCTGGACTGCAACCTTTGGCATTAAACCGCCTGCGGATGCACATTCAGCGGATCGTGATGTAGATGTCTTACAACAGATTTATTGGACGCGTTATGATAAACTTCGTATACGCCGCCAATGGTGTACACAATGTGTGTTCCAATAATAGGATATGGCTGAGGCTGAAGCGCCTATGGAAAAGGTTGAATTGATTAATATCAAAAATACAAAGGATTTAGAAAAAGAATTATTTTTTGATACTAGTTCCGGTCCTGCTCCGCCACACATTAATAATTTTGTACCAGTGCATCCGAATGTCAAATGGTCGAAATGGTCACAAACAAAGACTGCAGCAATGAATACATTAACATTTATAAATGACAGATTACATGCACGCATTGCGATTTTTATAGTTCGCAATGGTAAATTTGTAAAAGTAATACATTTAGGGAATCCTGTAACAGCGAATGAGCATCGCCAATATTTGAAAGAACTCAATCATGATTTAGACTTTCCTCATACCGCTAAAGAGATTACTCTTGATAAAAAAATACATCGGCGTAATGACATCCGTGTCATAGGTTGTCTGTTAAGAAAATGGTCTCTTAATGATGATGACTTCGTTGCAGGCAAAGATTTAGACTATTTACAAGACTTTTACGGACGATTCCTCATTTTTGTTAATCGGCGATATGAGCTACCCGATGGTTTTTATATTATGAGTCGTACAGACCAAACACTTATCAGAAAAGACGGCATGCATCCACTTGTTGACTTAGTGGGTGGCTTAAAGCCCCTTGGTCTCGGATCGCAGTTCCGTTATTACCCTTTGCTGAACAGTAACAGTCACGACAATTATGCGGATATTCCTATGCCGACATTCGATGATTGGATTTATGTGCGCGGACCAGGTTTACGAGACGTTACAATTAAGTGGTCAGATAAGAAGCCGGTTGCAGTGTTCCGTGGATCCGCAACAGGGTGTGGATTCACTGAACAAACAAATATGCGTATGAAGGTGGCTGCTTTAGGACGATCACATTCGACGATTTTAAATGCAGGGCTTGTTAGCTATTCAGATAATCCGAAAGTACATCGAGTTGGACGCGTTGGTTATATTGATTCGAAAAAATATAATAAATATAAGGTGAAACCTATTCCTTTTAATGAACAAAGTAAATACAAATATATTGTTCATATTGATGGCAATGTCGCTGCATATCGTCTCGGTATAAGTCTGTTACTTGGGTCCGTGATACTATTACAAGAATCAGGGTCACAAGTCTGGTTTCAACATATGATGAAACCTTGGGTTCATTATGTACCAGTTGCAGGAGATCTATCAGATCTGATAGAACGTATCGAATGGTGTATTGCTCATGATGCAGAATGTAAGATTATTTCTGCTGCGTCTTTAGAGCTCGGCAGGCAAATTATGACGAAGGATGCCTGTGAAGATTATTTCGCGGCGACTTTATGGGCTTTGCATGAAAAGAGCAATAGCAGGAAGAACAAAAACAACAATAGTAGGAAGAATACAGCCAGACTCAGAGTTCGCACACGTAAAATTACACGACAATCTAATTGAATGTGATACGTGGAACTTTGCCAGCAGCAATTTCTTCACTTAGTGCCTTAATACGCCGGCCATCATATACGCCGGCATAATGGACAAGGAAGTCACTAGGTTCCCACAAAGGTTCTTGTGGTTTTCCACTCAAATAAGCATTAAATCTTTTATGATCAGTATTAATAAAAGATTTATTGAATGCATCTTTGTCAGTTTCACATATACGTATCATTGCGAAGTTTTCGAACCAAATATGATATAAATCTTCAGTGTGATTCCATACCTGATCTAAAAACTTCGGAAGCCAAGTAGAATTACAACGGAAGATCATATTACCACTATTAATGTTATGCCATGCGTCCTTGTTCCACATAAGATCCGCTGTAGATGGTAGGAGTGGAAGTACATGATCTTCCAAACGACATTTAGGATTGGTAATAAGTACATCTGCATCTGATATCCAAAAATAGTCGAAGTTTTTTCCTTCGGTTCGAAGCATATGTTGCCAGAAAAGAACCTTAGACCATGCAATCGGCCTATCACGATTCCACCATGTCTCATCTCCTTCGAAGTATTTATAATTGTGCGCAGCAGCATATGCTCGCTTCGACTCAAGACAAGATGCAAGATTCCTCCTATAATCCGCACCAATAACAAGAGTTAGAATTGCAATACGAGGATTTTCCATGTTTCTTACATTTAAATGTGTGTTGGCTATAAGCGCTCAGAGTCCCCCTATAAAAAATATTTATGCTGTTTTTTTGGGGGCTGGCCCCCGTTTCTTCTTGTCCTTCTTGTCCTTCTTATGATTGGACTTTGTATCATCAGGATTCTTCTTCTTTTGAGGAGGCTTGCGATTGGCAGCCTCCTTCTTCTTTTGAGGTTTCTTCTCCACGAACGAGTAAATAGCGAAACCAGCTGCAATAGCAGCGGCGATTCCAAGAATAGTATTGCGATTCATTGTAATAGCAAGGGGTATTAATTTAAACTTCATAACATTATAGGTTTCAATTTTATTTTGAAAGTTCTATCAAAAAACATAGAAATTATGATAGACATATTTCTCCTCGATAATTCTTGTTATTCTTATGTTTCTGTAATTGTTTTGTGGTCATAATTTCATGTCGTTGTAGAAATTGAGCTGTAGAATCCTTCATCCTAACAGTTAGTATGAGTGAGTTACATTGATCGCGTGAAATATCTGGTTTACAATGCATAAAATATGCTGTAAATGCAATAAGAATGCATTCACCTGTTCTTTTAATCATGCTAATTCTATTACTTTTGATAGTAAAATATTAAACAATCAATTTTATAAATATAAAGATTTGCGTTATTAAATAATTAAATGAAGTTGCAATTTCGTTCGAATTTATTGGCACAAATTAAGCAATGTCTAAAAACTACAGATATTAATGAACATCTTGTATTGCTTGGAAATAATTTCATGTTATATGGATCACATGTACAGACATCGAAAAAACTTTTAGATTATTGTTCATATAATTGGGAGAAGGTATATGTTGTTCCAGGGACAATTGAACTATTAGGAGATGGTCTTCAACCAATAAGTCGTAATAGTGATATTTTATCTGAATTTATTGCAAAATCTCCTGGTAAAAATATACAATTTCTAAATAACAGTGAAGTTCATGATGGTAATCATATGCTAGTTGGATCTACTTTTTGGTGCGGATCAGGTGTACCTCCTATTCATTCTATAGCTTTGGGGCGTGCCGCCACAATTAAACAATTAGATGATTGGGCAAAGGATGATGCATATTATATTGGATCAATGATAAAACAAGCGTCATGTCAATCAAAACATTTGACAATTGCGACCTATTTTTCCCACAATGATTTATCGGCGGCTGCAAAACAACAATTAATGAATGGTGCAGGTAATACGGATGCTATTAATGGACGATGGATTTGCGGATATTAGGGGTTAAGAATTACGTCGTAAACAATACAATAATAAAATTGATTTAATAGAAATCTCTATCAAACGTTATAAAAGACGAACTTGCACTATGCAATTCAATCCACTCACCAAGGAAGCGAACCCAATCATTTGGACGCTTTATCAATGTCACGACCCCTCAGCCACTCTGGCTTCTTGGAATGTCCGTGTACAGAGTAATAAGCGGGCCAAGATAGCAGAGGCTATCAGGTTACTTGATGATGGATATGACCCCAACGAGAAATTGGATGATGACACTGCAATTGGTATTGCAATGTGGATGGGCCTCCATGAAGTTGTGGATAGGCTCTTAACGGCAGGGGCGGATGTAACGCACCCAGTCGGTTTCAAAAACAGTGTGATCTACAAATGGATCGCATTGTCAAAGGCAAATGACGATACTGCTCCAGAGAAGGGTGTCGTCCTGCAAAAGTTGCTCCGAGCGGGAGCAGATTTATATATGCGCGATGAGAACGGAGATTCGTTCCTCCATGCTGCAGAAAAACATGTCAATCCCTACGCCATCACAGCTTTGGTGGCGGCGGGACTAGATATAAATACAACAAACAATGATGGGCGTACAGTGCTCCATCATTCTATACACAATTGGCGGATGGAGGCTTTGAATGCCGTCCTTGCCGCATCACCTGATGTCAATGCTCGCGACCACGCGAACTACACGGCATTGTCTTACGCTATCAAGGGCTTGAAGTTCATGCTCGGCGATACCACAGACGCACAGGCAACACTAGATGTTATCCGTCGGCTCATCGAAGAGAATGCAGCCACGGACTTTATCGACAGCGAAGGGAATTCGCTGCTACATTTGGCAATGAATTGGGGCTATAATAAGATGCCCTATATGTCGTTCCATCAAACTCTTGCAATCCGTCATGAACTTGTCGCGCTCCTAATTGAGCGTGGCTTGGACGTGAATGCAAGGAACCATTTAGGGCAAACACCATTAATGTTGGCTATTAGCGCATGTGACGTGGACTCAGTCCGTCACTTGTGTGCAATACCAGGCATTGATCGAAGTGCGCGTGATCTAATGGGAAATACCGCCATGAAGCGAGCTATACTAGCAAAGACAAGCGCTGAGAAGTACGAGACACGTCCTGTGGAACTCGTCCCGATCATGCCTTTGCTATCACGCTCGTCACACAGTGACTCTATTCCTTTTATACCAACAACCGACCATTACAATACAATTATTGAACTATTGTCTTGAGGGCCCATAATTTTTTTTTATTACCCGGTATGCGCTTGGTGAGGACCTCGCCCGCAATCAAAGATTGTGGACTCGGACTCAGAGCTAAGCTGCGCTTAGCGAGGACCGCAAAAATTGACCCCTTTAAGAAGCCAATATGTTTGTAAGAAAAATGTCGAATAGTGGTATCAAACCTGTTATTATTAGCATTGAAGGAGATATTGGTTCAGGTAAAAGTACTTTACTAGCATCACTTCGTGAAAAATATCCAGAGCTTCATTTTATCGATGAACCACTCGATACATGGACTTCACTTAAGAATGAAGAAGGTGAATCACTATTACATGTCTTTTATAAGGATATTAAACGGTGGTCATATACATTTCAGAATTGTGCGATTTTGAGTCGTGCACAAAATATTCGTAAGGCTGTAACGGCTTGGGAAAATGAATGCGTTGTCGATCCATCAAAAGCTATTCATAATATATTCATTACTGAACGCTGTTTAGAAACTGATAAAAATGTCTTTGCGCAGATGTTGCGCGATGATGGAAAGCTTGATGGAATTGAATGGGATCTCTATCATAGATGGTATGAAATGTTGGATGGAGTTGCGCCGATTGATGCACTTGTCTATGTGAATACTGGCCCTGAAACCTGTTTGGAACGTATTAAGGGTAGAGGGCGCGATGGTGAAATGGAAATTCCTTTGGATTATTTGCGGAATTTGGATAAATATCACAAGCGCTGGATTGAATCAACACCAATTAAGGTGATGCAATTTAATAATTCTGATTTATCGGTCAAAATGCATAGTGCTGATGATATTTGGGCCTTCATTCAGTCAATGAAATAATACGGCCACGCAGGGTTCCCCTCCCCTAGAAAAATTTGAATTTTTTTTCGGTCTTAAAAAACGCTGAAAGAAATGTCATTTATTGGATGGCTTGCATCATCGGTTGTATCTACAATTAAAAGTACAGCAACAGAGCGCAAACCATTATATACTAAGAATGCAGCAGGGCATTTTGTGTGCCCGCATTGCGGAGAAGTGAAAGAGAAACAAAATACTATGTTTTATCATATGCAAACACATGAAGGGAAATTGCCATATGAATGTAATATTTGCAAAAAAGGGTTTGTGCAAAAACAAGAGTTGTTATTGCACAAACAACGTAAACACGCTCAACAATTAGAGGATGTTGTCGATAAATATGTCTGTCCATTTGACGATTGTGATTTTGAAGATATTCGTAAAGGAAATGTACGCACCCATTGTATTCGTATGCACGGGCGCGAATACATTAATGATGATATGATTAAACGCACTGGTCAACAATGGTCATGTGGCTTATGCAATTATACATGCGGTTCACAGGCAGGGATATATTATCATCTGAGTAGCTGTCTATTTGATAATGGCGCTATTCCTCCTGATAGTGAATTCGCACGGACAATGGAGGGCCTTTAAGCCCCACTGTATTGTATTTTTTAAGAGTGTATGGGGGAGCTTATGCCTTAGCCTGTATTTCATTATTATATACCTGGATTGACCGAATAAGTGAAAACAGATGATAGCCGAGTGCAGCGAAGCCAACCATTAAAAGAAGTTCATAGGCATAGCGTGGCGTATCGCGACCCTTAAAACCTATGTATAATAGCAGTGGTGCAATGAAAGCAACATGAATAATATTTACCCATGCATAAGGGCTGCCTTTAGCAACACGAATAAACGCCTTGTAGCCATGGTATAAGAAAATCATAGCGCCGGTTGCCAATAATGCAGTAAATATATAGCCGGGCACAGCAGATCGCTCAATACCGACGTAAATGAGGAAGGGTACAATTAGGAATATGTGTCCAAGGGCAACAAAAACATGTGCATCTAGGGCGGCCATTTCTAATTGTGATCGCCAATTAAATGCTGAACCAATTGTTCCGCAGATTCTAATGCACCTTCCATCCAGCATTGTTTATCAGGTGAAAATGATTCACCACATGCCCAAATATTGGGCTTAATTTGATGGGGGCCTTCAGGTATGGGCTCTGCAGTTGCATTAACCGGCGTTGCAGTCGCATTAACCGGCGCCGTTTTAGCTGGCGCTGCAGTCGCATTAACCGGCGCCGTGGCCGCCTTAGCCACAGGTAACCAATAAGTGCAGCCGTCCCGCCAAGGATGACTTTTAAGATAAATTGGATCAGGAATGCGTTCTAAAGGGAATGCACGTCTGAAACATGCCATGATTTTTTTTTCTAACGGCTCCAAGTCCGCCGCGGATGCATCGCGCATCCATGTTTGCGTATCGTCAGCATCTGTATATGAAATCATACAGATACCACGTGCTACATCAATAGGGATATAGTATCGCAGTGGATTTGATGCAAATACAACCTTCGTTGTAAGGAATAGTGGTTTCGGGAAAACAGCGTATATTCGTAGTAATGGTCGCATTGCAACCGCATTCAAAAGCGGCCAATCTGCAAGTCCTTCGATATACTTCATAGCATTCGAATGAAGAGCAGAAATTACATTGTGTGCCATAAAGATTCTTTTAGTTGACGATGTACCGGTATTTGTTTCTACATAGATAATTGGACTTCCATCCTGTTTTATTATGCGATCGACAGTAGTTCCTAATAGAATTGTCGCGCCGGCATCAGTAACATCGGCTGCAATTCCTTCGACTATTTTATCTAAACCTTCTACACAGACACCAAAATCTCCTCCAACAACATCATCCGTTGCTAACATACGTCGAAGTCCTTCGTCTGCTCTTAAAGTATTTACTTCGGCTCTATAAGGAAATTCACTTAATAGTTGTTTACCATCTCTAGATCCAACAACCTTCGTTAAAAGTTTTTCGATTGTAGACTTCTGTAAAATGCCATCAGGTAAGAATTGCAGCGGAGTAAAGTAGTCTAACATCCTATCAGGGAACGTGGACCGTCGAAGGTCGTCACCATCGCGATCCTGTACATAATAGTCATCATCTATTGGACTCCATGTCAAACCATAACGTGACATATAGGAGCGTACCAATCTATGTGTACTATGGACACGACCTGCACCATTTTCCCATTGAACAGGACCGACTCCAGGTATTCTTCGTCTAAATGTTACAACACGACCACCAATATAATTATATTTTTCAAGAATAATAACTTTTAGATGAGGTTGTGCATCTAACAGTCGTCGTGCACAATGCAGGCCGGCGAGACCTGCTCCAATAATTACATAATCATAAACTGACATCTAATTATTGTTTACAATGTAGGGTAGAAATCGATTGCGGTTAATATGGCTTCACTTTTAGTTATTGTTTTGTTTAATCCAATTAGCAACATCTTGATTGGTTGAACTGCTAATACGACTGATAACACGTTTATTGCGGAAACAAAGGATAGTCGGAAGTGATTTCACGTCGCAGAACGACGGCGTATAATTGTTTTCATCTACATCACATTTATACCAGAGGGCCTTGGATGCTTCTGCCTGAAGTGATGGAAGATCAAGGCGTTTGCATGCACCACACCATTTAGCTGTGAAATAGACAAAAATGCTGCGATCGCGGTTTTGCTCCGTAGTCCAGATTTCATTTTCAAACTGCTCCTGGGACTGGAGGGTCATCATTGAAGTCTGAAGGGAACCAGGAGCGTTTTGTGCCGAGGACTGAGCGAATAAGGGTTGGAACGGAGCGGGGTAAGACATCTATTGTGTCTAAGTTTCTGAATTTGGCCATAAATACGCCAATCGCCGCAGTTACAGCCAGTGCAATGAAAATAATAGGACCTGCATCACTTTGATTTACGCCGCCACCTAATTGTTTATTTTTAGAAATGTATTGATCAGGATTACCAAGTTTAGCAGTTTCTTGTAAAACTTCGGAACCGATCTTTGGTCCCAGTGCTGCTGCAGTCATACCTGCGGTTGCAAATCCTGAAGCTGTGGTTGCAGCTGTTGAAGTTGCAGCAGATGCTGCCGTGGTTGCTGCAGATGCGAATTTACCTACAATTGGTATTTGATTGAAGGAACTAGATAATGATTTGAATGAGTCCATAATAACAGATAGGAAGCCCTTCGATTCTTCGGCTTCGCCGCCACAATCAGGATCAGGTCCCAACTTTGTGCAGAAGTATTTGTCCATGAAGATAGTTGCAGGGAAAACACGAACAATACCTTTATTAAGTACATCTTCGGTCTGGAAGTAAAGACGGAAAGTTGATATAAGTCCCCAGAAGATTGCAAAGAAGATTAGGAAGAAGCCGCCAAAGAAAATCATTGGAAATCCAACACCGAAGTTCATGATTAATTTCACAATTCCACCCTTAGTGTCACCAACAATGAAATGATCAAGAGCGAAGGGTAACGGTACTAAAACACAAATACAATATAATAAAAACATTAAGGGAGATCCACTTTTTTTATTATTATCGCCGCCACCTTTTTGATTGCTATTGTTGCTGCCGCCTGTAAAAATACCTGCACCCAGACCAAGCGATCCTATTAGCGGATAACTAAGCCCATTCTTACGAACTAGCTCCTCTTCACCCACTACTTGAGCAGCATCATATAAATACCACATACCAAAAGTAAGCATATTTACAATCATTTTTAATAGACCACTTAGTGGAGATCGTAAATAATAATGATCAAGTCCTAGAAGTCCAGTTAGTGGAAATATGGATAGAAATTGTGTGATTGAATAACTTGCATTAGGTCCGCCCCAAAATTCTTTTTGGGTTAAATGGAAAAAAGGTTTATTGGGTGACTTTTCGTTATTTGCCCCATTAGATGATGTGTTTGTGTTATTATTAGCTGTTTTTTTTACATTTGTGTTATTATTGTTGGCAGCAGGTTTCGCTTCTGTTGCGTTATTATTGGCAGCAGGTTTCGCTTCTGCCGCATTATTATTGGCAGCAGGTTTCGCTTCTGTTGCGTTATTATTGGCAGCAGGTTTGGCTTCTGTCGCGTTATTGGCAGCAGGTTTCGCTTCAGTTGCATTATTGTTATTAGTAGTATCACTATTAGGTGTCACTGACTTTTCCTCAATAGTAGTTAGTTTTGTTTCAGGCAAAGCAGGTTTACTATTAGAAGATGTTTCAGACAATGAAATTGTTGATGGTTGATTAATAATATCCTTCTTAACATCCTTAATTAGGCCTTTTTTATTAGGATCAACTGCTGCAGCCATACTATTTATCATATGATGCTTTATAGTATGACATTGAACCGCTTAGCGTTTGTCTCCAACCTTTGGTTTAGCGTTTGCCTGGCCGTAGCGTTACTCTTACACCTTGAACAGAAGCCCACCGAAACCGTCAATAACACGTAATACATTATGATTTGTTGCATAAACCACTGTATGGCAATTACCAATATTACATGCCGCGGATGCAGGTGGACTCCATAAAGCTGTATTGACGTCAATTAATAGATTGAAACTGTCAATTCGACTTGCATTCATGGAACCTGATGGCTGCACATCTTCTGGCCGGAGTGCGAAAGAGTATACATAGATATATTTAAAGATCGGAGTGAAAGTATGACGTTGGAAAGGTTGTGTTAAACTGAAGTGTGAGGATTCACGACGATCAAATCGATCTTGACCATCTAATTGTATTTTGGCGCTTAACATGATGTCTGTTGGCGAGTCGTTACAGCCAACAAAATATTCGTCAATATAGCGTGATGAATAATTAAAATATTCATGACGATTCAACATAATATCACGTTGTACATACCAGATCAGTTCACGAATTGGATGATTGAAATCCAGCTTGACATTGGTTAATGCGTTGCCAGCCGGAATTCCGATCTTCGGTGTATATTGAACCTGGTCAATTAGATATTCATGTGTGGCGGAAACAAAGCGTCGACGTTCTTCCTTATCCAACATAACATAATCACCCCACATCATAATTGATTCAATTGATACGGGATTAAGAAGCCCAGGTGCACAAGGATCTGGAACCGTAGTAATATCAAAGAAGGCCATATCTTGTAATGAACGGAGTTTGATATTGATTCGTATAGGGTGATACTGTAAGGCTACCAGTGGTAAATAATTACCAGGATTGCGACAGAACCAGAATTGTAAGGGAACAATGATTTTCTGCTGACCTGTAAATTCGGTTCCTGTATAGAAATCATCACGTTTAACCATAACATTAAATGCATCACGTTGTCCGGCCGGAACTGATAACTGGGTCCAGAGATCCATGAATTGACCAGTTTGTTTATCGATTTCTTGTTCACCGATTTCTAAGGTGATTTCTTCAATTAGTGCATGGCCGATGGAATTCACATAGCTAACTGCTGATCCATTTGATGCGAGTGTGAGGGCTGGTAATGTCACTTCTAAGAAGATTGTTCCAAGCAGATCACCGAATCGTGGGACTAGACAAGTGATTCGCTGACCGAAGTTCGGTGTACCTTCGAAGTACATTCGACTTGATTCAATAGAAAAATTAGTATAACGGCGATATACAACCTTATAAAAGGATATTTGAGGATTACCGGTTAAAAAAACATCTTGTTTACCCTGTGCAACTAATTGTAAAAGACCTCCGGGGCTTGGCATTCTGGTTTTACTACATGTTCTTGTTTAGATCTATGTCCATGGTTGAAATCTTGTTATATAATAAAGATGTCTGCAATTTTTCCGCTTAACATGACAAATGATGCTGTGTTTATTACATCACCGTATAAGTTTGTATTATCAAATTCGGATGTATCATCATTAACAGTTGCGGGTGGTTTAGCGGTTAGTGGCGATATTAGCTTTTCTGGAAATTTTTATAAGAATGGTGACTTATATGGAGCAACAGGTGCAACCGGTGCAACCGGTCCTTCCGGGGGTGGTACAGGAGCAACAGGGGCAACAGGGGCAACTGGAGCCACAGGTCCCACAGGAGCAACAGGTCCCACAGGAGCAACTGGAGCCACTGGTCCTCAGGGTCTTGGACCTTTTACTATTGTACCAGGTAACCAATCAACAGCAACATCTAACTCTGTTACCCTAAATGTAACAGGACTTAGTACATCAAGTATTGCTCCAAATTATCCTTCCGTATCATTTACTTTTGGTCTAAATGATAATACGAATCAAAAGGCGGTGTATTTAGGAGCATCGGGTTTAACATATGGTTTCGGTTTCTCTACTTCGGGTGGATCAACTTATAGAATTATTGTAGATAATAATGAACAGGACCCAGCAATACCATATTTATTGACAGATGTATTTACTATTAATGTAATTAATACACAGGTATTCTATTTCCAGAATGGTATATTGAGAGCAACTCGAAGTTGTGGTGTAGCTTTGTATGGTGGTGGTATTAACCTTTACACTGCAGGTACAACAATTTCAAATATTGTATATTTGCCTGTTGTTGGAGGAGCAACAGGGGCAACTGGTCCCTCAGGTACTAATGGCTCTACAGGAGCAACAGGAGCAACAGGTCCCCAGGCAACTCTAACAGCAGGAGCCACTGGTGCAGTACAAGTCTATAATATTGGTACAGCGACATATGGATATAATAGTAATATTAATATTCTACCAACAACTGTTCAATTATATACTAATATTGAACCAGCATCAAATGCAACGTATCAATTGGGGTCTGCTACAAATACATGGGGGCCAGCCTGGTTTACACAAACAGGTGAGTCATTTTCAACAATTATTAATCCTGCAGCGACAACAACACTTAATTGGAATAATGCATCAATCTGGTATTGTTCATCAATGACGGGCAACTTCACAGGTAATATTACCAATTTACCAACAACTTCTAACAGATCCTACGTTATTGTGCAAAATCTAGTACAAGGTGCTACTCCTTATTATATGAATGCCTTACAAATTGCTGGTGCAGCAACAACTATTAACTGGTTTAATGGTACAACGCCAACACCGGCGGCAAGTAAATTCGAAGTGGAATCCGTTACACTCTTTTACCAAGGTGGTGCTTGGAGTGCACTAGGACAATATACAAGCTTTGGCTAGGGGAGGGGGGCGCAAGCCTCCCCCCAACCCCCTGATTACTCTGCGAGGCCTAGGGGGACGCAAGCCTCCCTGTCGGTCCTTCGGACCTTCCAACCCCCTGATTACTCTGCGAGGCCTAGGGGGAACATGC